CATACTCACCGAGGGCGATGGCAGACACGAACTGCTCGAATCCATCACGGATGGTATCAAGGGAACCGAGGAATTGAATAGGCAATGCGAAAATATGGCGATCCGATTCTTTGTGCGAACACAGGATAGACTGCATACGCGCATCCCATCACCCCCGATGGCACCCCCGTCCGGGTCCAGCTCGGCATCCGCTTGGACCTTCTGGGCGGGGCTGACGGGCTCGCAACGCTCGGTCCTGTGCTGGACGTGCAAGCCGAGCAAGCCGGTTAGGACGGTCCAAGTTGTTGCGCACAACAACGGGTAACGCACAATGCTGGGCGCTACCGTGCCTTTAGCACGGGGAAGGAGGCTTCCAAGACGGTCCTCACGGCAAGCATCCTTTTCTGGCCGGCCCCATGCGAAGCGGGAGAGGCCAGCCCCCTTTTGACCCTGGCCCGTTACGTATATGAGGGGTGTAAAAATTTTCTCCCCTCCCCAAACCGCTTAGCTACGGTTCAGCCTACCTAAGCTGATCCTATGCTGCGCTACGCTGTTGCTGGCGCCCTTTAACCGATTATCTACGCTTCCGCTCCTAAGCTGTTCCTAGGCTGGACCTTGTGCTACCGCACAGCTACGGTGTAGCGGATCTATGCTGCTTCTATGCTGTTGCTGGTTTCTATGGGCCGTTCAGCTACGGTGCTAGACGGTTGGGCTGCTGTGGGTGTGGAGGGTAGGTCCACGGGACCGTCTAAGGGACGGTGAGGAAGGATCAGTAATGGGTGTACGTTGTAAGAAGGACGTACAGTGGGGAGAACCGTTACGAAGCGGGGCTAGGCTGTTTCTGGGCAGGAGGCTCCCAGGTGTGCTGGGAAGCCTTGCCTGTGTGGGCGGGTCCGGTTACTGGTCCAGAGGTCGTTCTTTACCGAGACGTGGGCTCTACGCGGCCCTAACCGGAGGCACTATCAGTTCTGGCTAGGGGTCCGGGCACGGTGGTCCCTAGCAAGCTGAGAGTCGTATTAAGCAGGGAGGACTTACGCTACCTCTGCTCCTCTCATCCACCCGTGAGCCGCCCGTAACGATTCTCAGGGATGTACGCGGGTGGCTAGTGCAATAGGGCTGTGTGCCACCGGGGAAGTTCTTGTGGGAGGCTGGCTGAACAGCAAGCAGAAAGTTTAGGAAAGTGCTCTCCGGGTGTTAACCGGAGAGCGTTTTATCAAAGCTTCATATTATCTGCTGTTGGGTCGATCTTAGTTGTGGATGGATCCTTTGAGTTTGGGTAAGGATTCTGGACTAGTCCTGGATTTTCCTCACCGATCCGCTTAAGGTCCATGCCAAGCCACATCACAGCTTCTTGGAGTTTTGTGGTGCAAATAGAACGCTCTCGGCTTCCTCTGATATTCTTTACGAGCTGAATGGTTGAGTCAATGTCTTTGCGAAGCTGTTTAATAGCGAGGACTTCGGATTCGATTACATCTTTGTTGTCTGTTGGACGGGCTGGCTCAATATACGTTCTGTTCATCTTTGGATTGGTTGCTTAAATTTAATGAAAATACAGATTCTTAGCTATCCGTGTACAGCCGCTTTATTCCCCAGCGGCCCAGGCGGGTTTCTACTGTTGTGCGGGTGCTAAAGAGAGGCGGCTGGTGGGTGCGGTTGATAACCCTGACTCCGTGGCCTAGGATGCGAAGCCAGAAGCCCCAGCGCCACGCGGACCAGCTAATGAGCGGGTTCATTTCTTTCCGGCTCAGGACTATCGAACTCAACCTCAGTAACTGGGCCTCCGTCCTTTCCGAATGTTCGGATCTCAACGTGCAGGACCTTTGGCCCATCCGTAAGGAGCGATTGAAGCTCCATGTGCTTACGGATGATGTGTTCGATGTCGATGTGGTTCAGGGTGGTTGTCATGGGGTGGTTGCTGTTGGGGTTGATGGGATGCGCGTATGCAGTCTATCCTGCGTTCGCACAAAGAATCGGATCGCCATATTTTCGCATTGCCTATTCAATTCCTCGGTTCCCTTGATACCATCCGTGATGGATTCGAGCAGTTCGTGTATGCCATCGCCCTCGGTGAGTATGATGGTCACGGTTTCGGACTTCTCCAGTTGTCGGAGTATTTCCGCCTTCAGTTCTTTCAGTGTTTCTGGTTCTCTCATAATCGTAAAAGTGCGAACAAATCAGTGGACTCAACGGCTATCGCCGTGAGTCACTTCGGCGTTAGGCCAAATAGCGTTCAATTTCCTTCCGCAGCGGCTTCGGGTCACAGTTGTCTAGGAAGGACGGCGGCAGGTCTTCCGCCCGTTCTTCGATTCTGCGTATCCACTTGAGCGCGGCTTTCAGGAGTATCTTTGCCGTTGGGTCTTTTGCTTTGGCTCCGATTTTGGTTGTCATAATTTGGCCTAACCCGGCGCTGGAGAGACCGCCGTGATTACGTTTTAGTATTGTTCGACGCCGATCTCCCAGGCGTCTATCAGCTTTGCGTTCGGCAGATGCCTCCAGTGCGTTGGGCTGTAATAGACGTACATGCTCATATCCGGGATGAACCACAGGTTCCCGTGCAGCTTGAGCGTGGTCTGGTTTCGCACGCCGCGACCGTCCTCAATCTTGGTTTCCACCGTCACATCACGTGGCGGAGCCTGCTGGGTTACTAGTTTCCACGCCGAACCAGCCCGTGTAGCCAACCCATCTTTGCGCTCAGCTTTCATGACTGTCCTTCGCGTTCGGGGTGGCTGACGGCGAGGCGTTCCTCATATTCTCCCCCACCCACACCAACAGGTGTTGCAACAGCAGTTCAGCGTTGTACGTCCCGCTTTCGATCTTTTGGACGATTTCTTCCAGTGTGAACGGGTGATGGATGTGGGAGCAGCAGCAGTCCACGACGTACTGTAAGGATGGTTTGTTAGGGTTACTCACTTTGCACCCCCTTCCTCCACGAACCGCCCCTTGACCACGCGCCAGCCCAGGTGTTGGAGGGCGCGGCGGTAACATTCGTCAGTTTTGTCGATTCGCATCTTGGTCTTAAACGGTTGGATATAGAACGCTTCAGCCCACGCCTCCCATTCCGTTTGGAATACTCCTCGATCCCTGCCGCTCGGTCCGACAAGCCCGTAGATGATCGGCCAAGATGGGGTAATTTTGCCCTTTTTTCGTGGTGAATCCTGAGTGGTTCGCTTCTTATCTTTCATGGCTTAGAATCCTGCTGCTTCCGCACACACCGGGAACTGCTGCTTGAACACGGCTAGGACCGCTTCAGCAACGTCACGATGCTCCTTCTGGGCGTGGCTGTCAAGGCGTTGCTTGAGGTAATGGATCCAGGACCGGACAGAGCCGGTCATGTAGAGGGTGGTCCGGGTGCAAAGCGGGAGGACCATGCGAGCGCATTCTGGGGCTACGCCCTCATAGATAAGCGTGTTGTAGGTGTCAACAGATTTTGCAATAGCTTCCATGGCGAACACGCCAAGCAAGGAAGTTCCGTATGGCTTTTCAAAAATGTCCTTTCCACTTCCCTGACGGTTTCCGCCTTGAGCCTTTTCGCGAAGCTCAAAATACTCATACATTACGTTGGTAGGATCCAAAACGGCATACCTTTGGCTAAACTCTTGGAACGAGAAGCTCCTGTGCCTCAGGATCTGGGCGGAAATAGCCCGGCTGGTCTGAATCTCTACGGTCATGCTGGCCTGTTCGAACACGGACCAGTGCCCATGTTCGATGCAGTATCGCAGCAGCTTAGGGCCAGTGGAGACGTTAAACTGGTTGTCCGGGTTGGAGACGCGGGCGCAGTAAACAATTAAGTCCTCTGCGGTGCGGATGCCCTGTTCTTGAAGGGCTGGGACGGGTTGGGTCGTGGAGATTAGGGTTACTTTCATGGGCCTTATTGCTTTGTTCCAGTTCCTTCCTTCTTCCACCAATCAGCAGGGTCCACTTCGTCCCCGCTCCCATCTGGGCCTACTGGCTCTGCGTTTCCTTCCCCGTCCTCACCGTCTTCCCCGTCCTCATCCTCTCCAGCTTCGAACACGCTGCTCAGGATCGCCTTGGAAGCGGCTAGAGCGTACACGCCCCAGCTAAAGAGGAGGAAGGACAGGAAGACGGCTACTAGGCAAATGGAAACTCTGTCTGAGGTCGTCATTGTCTGTTCAGTATCTCCAGCCATTCAACAGGCATGATGCAGTTCTCGGGAGATCCCTTGAACAGCGGTGCAATCTGTTTATCCGTGTATCCTGCCAGCCCGCATCCAACCCGTGTAACCTGGAAGTCCAGTTCTGGATTGTCTTCAGCGAACTTGATAAAGGTTCGCACGTATCCAGCTATCCTGTCAAGCGGGAGTGTGCGGATACTTTCGTCTTTGGTCGGGAGAGCGTAGGCTGCTCCTGTCATCCCGTGTCCAACGCCTAGAACCGCCCCATGCTTTTCGCGTGCGAACAGGGCCGCTCCAGCACCGTGCACCCCGGCGAGGTTGGAGCCGAAGACGAAGATCAACGGGGCGTAACCGCGGAAGGTCTGTTTGGGTTGCATTGTTCTCCTAGTACCTTTTCAGCCGTCTCGATCCATCCATCAATATGCTGATTCGGAATGAACACGGCATCTATGAAGTCATGTTGGTTGCGCGGGCTGCTCAGAACGTAACCGTAAACGTCTTCCTCAGCATTCAGCCTGATTCCAGGAGAACATGTCTTTCTTGACTTCATGGCTTCAATCACTTCGCTCCATTCTAAAGCCGACCCTTCAGGCTGCGCCCAGCATCCGTCCACTGCATAACGGTCATCCCATCCATTGCACTTGTAAAGCTGGAATGGAAACGGAGCATCCATAGATGTCACTTTCCAGTCCTTACAGAAGCGGAGCTAGCCGCACCATTCTTTCCAGGTGCCCTGTACGTGAAGCGGATGCTGGTAGGCTTGCCGTCCAGTTCACGCTGGATCCGCTTCATGTCGTTACAAGCCTCGTTTGCCCGCTCAAAGGCGTCATTGAACTGTTGGACGAGAGCGGAGCGGACTGGGTCGTGTTCCTTCATGGCTATCAAAATACTGCTACCATTTACATCTTTTCGTGATGAAATCAATGCTTGGACTTCATCCAATCGCTCCAGTCGGGCCATCCACGGTAGAACTTGAACTTGCTTCCTCGCTGGATAAACGAGCACAGAGGTTCATCGTCATTTCCAAATTCGGTAACTGCATGAAGGTGCGTCATGTGCGGTTTTGTAAAGTGTTTAAAAGATGGAGACGACATGACTCTGTGGCTGGATTTTTTTGCAAGAGCCATATATTCTGATTGGGATATGCTGTTGCTGTCTTGTTCCTTCATCTCCCACACTCCTCGCACACCAAGCGGTAGCTGTCAAGTGCGGCGTCGTAAGCTCGAACCTGATAGCCCCCGCAGGGGCAGATTCCGGATTGGGAGGTTGGAATTCTCCAATCAGGTTCTTCAAGCAATTCAGTTTCTCCAATAGCTCCACATGATGGACACCAGAAAACAGGATTATGACTCCATCCAGTAGAGGAAACCACTTCAGCTTCCTTGTGCTCACACTTCATATCTCCTGCCCTTTCATGCCCCTAAACGCATGGGCGACCTTAGCTAGTGCCCTCAGTTCGATCTGTTCAACCGCTTGCCTGCTGATACAAAGCTGGCTGGCAACGGCCTGCTGGGTTTCAACCGGCTTAAGCTGGCTGCGGATCCTCCTAGCCTCGGACCAAGCCGTGTCTCGCGTGGCTGATCCGTAGCTGCGTCCTGTGGACGCTCTGGGCGGCATGACCCTGGGGCCGTTGTCTCTAGTTGGCATGTTAAGCCTGATTCTCCCTTTTCTGAATCTCCCTTTCCAGATACCAACGGGCCTTCTTCAGATCCTCCAGCGGCGCCCCTTTCTCCTCCGCTCGCCACAGGTACTTGATGACGTTGCCGAGGTTGAACCCGTAGTGCTCAGCCACAACGATACACTCGATACCGCTGGGGTGAGCGTTGTAGTGCGAAGGATGGTCGATTGTGCTCATGCCATTACTCGATTGAACAGTCTTCCCCCTTAATAGCCGCCATCATCCGGTCAATGTACGCATCGACAAGCTTAGGGTTGTACGCAGCCGCAGCAGCAAGGTTGAACCATGCTATGGCGGTTGCTTCCTGTAGGACGTAGGGGAAGGTCATATCAGACTTCAAAGATTTCATCCGCTCCATACTCTGGCCTAGGGATAGGCTGGTTCCAGAACGGCACCAGCCCGCGCCCCACCGGAAACTCCTTGCGCCCTGTTCGCTCCGAGAAGTCCTGTAGCGTCAGCATCGCCTCGCGGTCCTCCGGGTCAGCAACGGCCTGGAGCATCCTAAGATAATCCTTAGCCTGCTTCTTCCAGTTGGCCGGCTTGTCCCGCTTCAGGCAGGCTATAGCGGACAGCAACTCCTCTGGGGTCATGGGCATACCGTTCTGGTCCTATGAAGCCACAGACTTACCAAGGTTGTCAAGCGAATCAGAAGCTACCTTAAGCGCAGCTAGCAACCACCTAGCCTGCATCACGCTAGCTAGGTGCGTCCCACCGCCGTCCTCCAGCGTAGCTGTGTGGAGCGTAACGGCCAGAAGCTCTCTGAACGTCATGCTTGTCACGCGCAGGTCAGCAACGTAAGAGCCGCCTGCTTTATGGATGTACCCGGCAGGTGCACCGTTAGGCTTCAGAACCTCCACGTAACCGGCTGCGTCAGGTTCAGAGAAGGTTAGGACCGGATCCGCCATTCCTAGAGGGTTAAGCATTATGAAAAGCTCCCAAACGGTGTTCGTTCGTCTGATTCGTTTTGGTTGCGGATAGCTCTAAGAACAGCTTCGTGTCTGGATTCATCCTGCATCGGACGCTTAAGGGCGTTCAGCAACTCGTTGTACCGTCCAGAAATCATTTCGAATTCCCTGTATGGAATATAGACAACAGTCTGAGATTTTCCAGATTCCCTAACGTATCTAGCGAAGTCTCCGCATTCAACAGCTTGACGAATGGCTTCAACAAGCTGTTCACGTGTAAGCTTTTCGCATTGGATCTGATATTCTTCGATCAGCTTTTGGACTTCTTGCTTGATGCTAAACATGGTTCACCTTTTTCTCGATCCATCCAGCAATCTCCTGCAACTGCTCCGCAGTGTACCCGTCCACATTTAGGATCGGCTGGAACGACCAGCACAGGTATCCGCTCATATTGATCCGGCCAACTAGGACAGTGCCGTAGCGAACGTGGCAGACAGGGACTCCGCAGATAAGCGATTCAGTGAAGGTTAGGGCGGCGGCGGTCATTCATTCTCCTTTTCGTCAAAGTCGCTTCCGATCACAATCATCATAAAAAAGCCGCACACCAGCATAGCCGTCGTTATACCGATTAGAACCGTGTCCTTCCTGCTGATCCCGTCCACCAAGCCCACAACGGAGTTGATAAACATGCAACAGCCCACGAAGCGGAAGGCCCACTTGAAAACCTCGTTTGTCATGCCCACAAGCTCGCACCGTCCACCCCGTACTGTCAAGTGTCGCCCGCATCTTTTCCGTCCATGATCCGCTCTGCCCGCTCCAGCCGCTTCTGCGCCCTGCTCTTGCTGGGAAAGCCGCACCGCCAGTCAGACGGCCTAGGACGGCTGCTGTGGTATCGCTCCTCGATAGCCCGGGTCTGGGCGGCTTGGAACTGTTCTATGGAGATCGTGTAGGCGTTAGGATTCTTGGACATGGAAGGTTCGGTTGCGTTGTGATCTAGGATCAGGTTGACAAGGTGCTGATTTTTTCGCTTCTTGGAAAACCGCCTTTTGTTCTTAGCTCTGTTTTGCTTGCGCTCCCGGTGCGCCTTGTCGTGATGCGCTTTATGACAGGTCTTGCAAAGCACTTCCAGCCAGCTAACCGGGATTGAGTCCAGGTCTTCTGCGTATCGCTTGTGATGAACGTGGAGTTCGGTATCAGTCGCTCCACACCGATTACAGCGGCGTCCATACGCTGCGAACGCTTGCTCCCGTTTCGCTCTCCACTCAGGAGACTTAAGGTACTTACGATACTTCTTTCTTCGGCTCATAGCTTGGCAGCAACCGGCCAACTAACCAGAAGGAGGGAGTGGGCGGAGGAGGAATCTCCCAAGTCTGGGAGATTGCAACCACAACTAACCGTCAGTCGGTCAGCGGTCGTTATCGCACTCGGCTAAAGGGACATGGTCGTCCTGCTGAACCCCTGCCTTTTCGCGGCAGCCGAGGTCCCGTGAGACTCCTCACGGCACTTTAAGCTGGGAGTTTCCCGCCAGCTCCATGTTTACCAAGCGAGGGCCGCCTTACGCGATTCCCGGACCTGGTTACGCCGGCTGCGTATTCGCACAACCGGGGCGAGTCGTTCAGCTTTGCGTGCCTCTCGGTTTCCCGGATGCACCGTCTCAAAGCCGCCCAACAACGGAATGGGACACTAAAAGACGTTTTCCAGCAAGCGTAAAGTTAAGAAAGTTTCAATCTTGCTATCCAGAAACCTCCGCCCCACACCCGTTCTAGGTGGCTAGCAAACGCATCTTCGGTATAGAATGCCGCGACACGGCGGAGATGAAGTGGGACCCGCTCCTGCTCGCCTCCACCCTGTTCCTCCGTCCCGATAAGGTCTCCCTGTCCAACGACGCACGGGTCCGCCAGATGCGGAAGCAAGACTGGTTCAAGTATATCGTTAACGTGTACTGGGGTCCTAAGGCCAACAAGGAGTTCGTGTTCCACCCTTGGGCGGACGAGATGCTGGACGCCGCCTGTGACCGGAACGAACTGGGCATAAGCGGATGCGCTTCCGCTGGCAAGACCGATTTCGGGGCGGTGTGGGCGCTGGTGAACTGGCAGGCTGCCCCGCTGGAAACGAAGGTGCTCGTCACGTCCACCAGCTTAAAGGAGGCTCGCAAGCGTGTCTGGGGGTCGATCCGCGAATACTTCCTGAACTCCGCTGTGCAACTGCCTGGAAAGCTGCTGGACAGCATTGGGCAAATTCGCACGGCAGACGGCAAGGAATCGCTTGGGTCGGACAAGTGCGGGATCGAACTGGTTGCTTGCGAACAGTCCCAGGAGAAGGAGGCTGTGGCCCGGTTCATCGGTATCAAGCAATCCAGGGTGATCGTGGTAGCCGATGAGCTTGCGGAGCTAACACAGGGCATCCTGCAAGCGTACAGGGGCAATCTGGTATCGAACCCGTACTGCCAGATCATCGGCATGTCCAACTTCAAGGGCACGCAGGACCCGTTTGGCCTCCTGACGGAGCCCAAGCTGGGCTGGTCGTCCGTGAACGTTAACACTGAGAAGTGGGAGACGAAGCACGGCGGCTTGTGCGTCCGGTTTGACGGGTCCAAGTCGCCTAACCTCGCGTTCGATAAGGACAAGTGGCCCATTTACGGGAGGCGTACGTACGAGGAACACCTGAAGCTGGGCGAAAATTCCATCCAGTTCTGGCGCATGTGCCGGTCCTTCCTGGCCCCGGCTGGCGTCGCGGACGTGATTTACAGCGAGTCTGAGCTAATCGCTGGCCGCTCCATGGAGCCGGTGGTCTGGTCCGAGAAGAAGCGGATCCGGGTTGCCGCGCTTGACCCGGCCTTCACGTCTGGAGGCGACCAGTCCCCGATGGTGTTCGGTTGGCTAGGCTGGTCCCTGGATGGAAAGCTGGTGCTGGCCCATGAGGAGACGGTCCCATTCCGTGAGGACGTGACCAGCAAGGACCCGTACGACTTGCAATGCGTGAAGCGGTACAAGCAGGAGTGCGAGTCTCGCGGCATCGCCCCGTTCCATGCCGCTTACGACGCAACCGGGTCGGGCATTAGCTTTGGCACCCTGCTGTCCCAGGAGTGGAGCAATCAGGTTCTGGGCGTCAAGTTCGGTGGCGCCCCATCCGATAGCTACGCGGATTCCGCAGGCACGTCTAAGCCCGCCAAGGATCTGTACGTCAACCGCGTTTCTGAACTGTGGTACCAGGGCAAGGAATACGTAAGGGCAGGACAGATCCGGGGACTAACGCAAGCCATTATCGAAGACCTGACAGCCCGCCACTACAGCACCAAGAAAGACGGGGAAACGAAGGTGCTCGTTGAGCCTAAGCGGGAAATGAAGGACCGTATCAACCGTTCCCCAGATCATGGCGATGCGTTTATGATCCTGCTGGAACTGTGCCGAAGCCGTCTCGGATTCTACCCGAATGGCAAGCTGCCGCCTGAACTGGAGGCGCAGAAGGAGGATTCGGAGCCGGACGCGCAGTTTGCGGAGGAATGCTTCTTAGAGGACACCTATGCTGTCACCTATTAACAACACGGAAATGCCGCCGGGTGGTTGGCGATGGGTTCACCCGGAGACCGGGCATCGCGTTTTTGCTCAAACAGCCGATGGGCTGTTGTCCTCGGCACGGGCCTTCCTTGGAAACAACAAGTACCCTATCCCGATGGACTTGGACCAGCGGATATGGCAGTGGATGAACGAGGAGATCCAGAGGGACATGGAGAAGCGCGGGTTGCCTCCGTTCCAGTTCCTTCATAACACAGAACCGCCGTCGCTACTGGACCGGGCTAGGTCGTTCGCGGCGGCGGCTAGGGACTGGGTTCGTGCTGGGATGCCTGTTGCTACGTCTGAGCAGGTTGAGGCAAGGTTGCAGACATGCAGGACGTGTGGTTACTGGTCAGGGGAATCAGCCCCGTTTCACACGGCGTGCCGCAAGTGCGGGTGCGCCGGGATCAAGCTTTGGATGACGACCAGCAAGTGTCCGGATGGACGCTGGTAGACGGTAGTGGAGGATGGGCCTGATGCCAGCCCGCGTTCGGCGACGGAACTTCTTGGTTTCCCAAGTCTTTGGGATGTAACGGTGCACCCCTGTAGGGCAGACTCCAATAAGCTTGGCGATTTCAGGGCCGGTCTTCCAAGCGTCGGACGGAGGATTATCGAATGTGGCCTCGGACTCCTGTTCAGAGCGGAGTGCGTCCAGCCAGTCTTGTTCTGTGATGGTTCCCATAGTGTGGTTATACAAAAATAGCCAGCGAGTCTGTAAAACTGTCGTATCTAACTCCACACCTGATAAGCTCTACAACTTGATCTTCGGTCGCGCGCATAAGAAGATCGTCAACCGGAACAGATAGGTATATCTCATCATGTGACGCCCCATCAATAATGTCGCTTGTTCCTGGAAACATTGAGTCAAGGAGTAAAAACGCATGAATGTCTGGTCGGCTTGAGAGCTTTTTTTGAACCAAATCAAACTTGATGTACTCAGAATTGTGCTTATCAAATGTTTCTCTAGTTGTCATATTCGTTCATTCCGGCCTTTCGCGTGCAATCGTTTTCACAAACGGGACGGTAAACAGGTAGCCGTCCACAACGCGAAGCACGATTCCTCCGATCTGGGACGGGGCGAGCCGTGCGCCAGGGATCTTGTACGCGAACGGCGTCTTAAGCTGCCACGCCGGGGTCACAACGGCAAAGCGCCATCCATGGCTGGACGGGATACGGACTTCGATTGATCGGTGACGATGCGAACGGACAATAGCTGAAGCGGGATTCTCGCCCCACCGCGCCGCCTCGGTAAGCTCCGCAGCGAGTTCGGCCATGACGGCACTGGACTCGTAATGGGTGGACCCGGTGCTTCCGATGTGATGCAGGAAGTGAACAAGATGCTCGTTCTTGCCGTCTCCCATGCGGAGCCAAAGCTCCCAACGGGCAAACCGACCATCATCGTCTTTGACCGCACCAAGGGCCTTAGCTGTCCGCTCCTCAAGCTCACCAGACTTTCCGATGTGCGCCTCCGTGCCGCGAATGTGGTAGTACGACTGGACTTTCTTGTTCCTGATAATCGGCCCCATCAAGTCAACCGCAGCAACAACCTGATCGTCCATGAGATGGCTGATCTGAGCAACTGACCCATGGGGCGCTCCGTCCACGCAGTCCCCGTTATGAACGACCACGTACGGTTCACCCTTTGTGACGTGCGGAACGAAATCATCCCAGAACTCCCGCCACCATCCGTACAGGATCTTCTGTTGCTTGCTGGGCGTATAGACTCCGCCATCGTCCAGCTGGACAGTGGGCGGGCAGAGTGCGGTTCGTCCCCCAACGTGCGTATCTGAGATGACAACAACGTTGCGGGGCAGTTTTGATTTGCTCATGGTTTGCTAGTTGAGATCATTCCTCCCATTCGATTCGGCACGCCTTTGCTTTGTATCCAAGAATCAATCTTTCTTCCGCTTCCGATTTAGACTTATACACCCGAGATGTGCTCAAGTCATCGTAAACGAGCACCCACCCTTCCCGTTTAGTGGGAGCCATGAAAAGGTCGCATGGCATCTCAACTCCATTAGTATGTTTTCCGTTCGTGTAAAAAGAGTATGCGCAACTTTCTCCATCACGCCTTGCGAGAATCCTAAATCCTTCACCAGCTTTAGGATCATGCGCTAAGAACTCAATCTTTTTCCCATCCCTCGCCACAACTGGTTCTCCAGCCAACGCTTTCTTAAGGTCAAAAGGTTTCATATCCTTGTTAATCCGCGTGAATCTGCTGTGCTCGTTTCAACCAGTCCGCTTCCACATCAACCGTTTCCGTATCGTTCTTCAACCCTTCAATCCTGAACGTCCACCGCTTTGCCTTCCCAGCCGGTCCCTGCTTGGCCCAGGACCAGACCACAAAGAGCGCACCGCAGGAGAGCCAGTCCTTCAGGAGCGGTTCGTCTTGCGACTTCTTGCGCCGTGCTGCATGGGATGAACCGGCACAGGCTTGGATGCCAACGACATTCCCGTTGATAAGCGCAACGATGTCGATGCAACCGAACAGATCCTTCCTGCGCCGGCTGAACTGGCACCATCGTTCTACGACCTGAGCGGGCCAGCCTGCTTCGCGAAGCACCTTGAGGGTGCGTGCTGTGGGGCTAGTAGCCATTGTAACGGTCCTTGATGATGGCGCGGATGTCGTCTAGTGAATGAGCGTAGTGCCGCCAGCGAAACGCTTCCCATCGGCCCGTCTCGGTTCCTTCGTGGGTGAACGCGATAGCCTCCTTGCGGGCAGCCCTAGCTTCACCTGAGATAAGGTCAAGGACTTCGCGGAGCAGTCGCTTTTCTTGGGGCGTCATGCCGCCACGCTCGCACAGCCAGAGCGGACCTGTCAACAGCTTTTCTGCTTGCGTTCCAAGAAACCCGCCCCAAACCGCTCCTTGTGTCCGATTCCGTCTACGACCTTAAGAGCCTGTCGCCCACAGGCCAAGTCCCGGCTACGCGCATCCGGTCGGCCCAGAACACGCGGGATATGTACGCCCGCGCCCGTGAGGCTGGGGACAAGCGTCGCCGCCGTGATGCGCTTGTAAAGGGCATGGTGGACGGCAACCGCCCATTCGACCAGAACGCTATCGAAAAGGGCGGACAGCGTTACCGGGCGAACTTCAACAACGGCGAGGCTGAAAGCTTTCTTAACAGCGCAACTGGAGCGTTTTATGACCTATTCTCAGAGGTTGACCGTCGCGCTACGGTCAAGGTCCAGGGCGATTTTGCGGAGGCTCAGGACTTGGCGGACATCATCGAAGTCGAGTTTGAGGCGTTGCTGAAGACGGATGACAGCTTCGATTGGTCTATCCAGTGCTCTATCAACGACATGGTAGAGTATGGGATCGGGCCTCAGGTCTGGGAAGACCCGTACACTTGGCGCCCCAAGCGGTGGCGGCATGACGAACTGGACGTGCCGGATGGTTCGCCCAGCAACGTTGTGGACTGGGAGCGGTACTTCTTGACCTGCAACTACCGGGTCGATGAGCTTTACGCCTACATCGCGGACGAGGAGGCTGCTTCCGCTGCGGGCTGGAACGTGGCAGCGGTGAAGCGGGCGATTATCAGGGCTGCGGAGCGGGTTTCTGGGAAACCGTGGTATGGTCCGGGGCAGTGGATGGACTATCAGCAGTGGATTCGAAACAACGACATTTCGGTTGGGGACTGGTGCGAGCGGGTGCGCGTGGCAAAGTTCCTTTACAAAGAGTTCCCGGACGAGGACGGGGTTTCCAGAATCTCCGAGGCGTGGGTTGCCACGGAAGACACGCAAGACGATTTCCTGTTCCAAGAAACCAAGACGTACGATGACCTTCGCCAGACGATCACGGCGTTCTATTACGACCGAGGCGACGGGTATCACCATTCCGTTAGGGGATTGGGCGTCAAGATGTTCCACCTGCTGACGGCCAAGATGAGACTCCAAAACGTCTCAGTTGATGCTGCCTTCATGCGCGGGGCGCTGATGTTCCAGAACCGGCGCACAGGCGAGGCTGCCCGTGGACAGCTTGGGATCACCAGCTTTGGGCCGTTTGCTGTCGTTCCGGATAACCTTGAGTACATCAACATCAACAGCGGCGGGGCTCTGGACGCCCCCATGGCTGTCATGCGGGACCTGGACGGCACGTTGGCGTCTAACCTTGGGCAGTACAGGGCTAGGCTGGAGAAGCCTGAGGGCAACCCGCGCACCGCTTTCGAGGTCTCTGCTGAGCTTCAGAAGCAGTCCATCCTTGGCAAGACCCAGATTGCCCGCTTCTACCAGCAGCTAGACGAATTTTATCAGGAGATTTACCGGAGGGCCATCAACCCGGACCAGAGTAAAATCAACTATTGGCAACGACAAGCTCTTGAGTTCCAGGCTCGATGTGCTGCTCGCGGGGTGCCGCCTGAGATCCTTCAGACGGCACGAATTTCAGCGACTCGCACGGTTGGACAGGGCAGCCACTACATGCGGGCGCTTGCGCTTGGGCAGACTGTTTCTGAGCTTTACCCGATTCTCCCTGAGGACGGAAAGCAACGGCTCATTAACGACGTGATTGCTGCCCGGTTCGGCAAGGACCATATCGCCCGGTACAACCCTGCCCCAGAGATCCGGCCTTACGAACAGCAGCAGCGATGGGAGGCTCAGGTTGAAAACGATACACTCAGGAACCGAGGCCAAGTCAGCATCACCGTTTACCAGAACGACACTATTCATCTCCAAGAGCACCTGGGTTTCGCCTCCCAAGCTGCCCAGTCCTTGGAGCAGGGGGCCAATCCGGCGGATGTGCTGGGTGTCCTACAGGCAGCCGGGCAACATTGCGCTTTGCACCTGCAACGACTGAGCGCAAACCCCACCCGTAAGGACGAGTTCAAGGTCCTTGAGGCCCAGTGGAAAGCGTTGGCGAAGATTGCTGACCAGCTTGAGGATCAGCTTCAGCAGCAGATGGCGCAACAGGCTGAACAGGCTGCGGTGGCTCAACAGGCTCAAGCGGTTCAGGACGGCACGGACCCGGAGACTCAGCTTAAGATGGCCGAGGCTCAGCGGGATATGCAGATCAAGGAGTACAAGGCTAAGGAACAGGTCCGCCTCAAGGAGGAGAAGCAAGCTGCGGATCTGGCCTTGAAGGACGCAAAGACCGCTGCGGACCTTCGCTCCAAGACGATTAAAGACGCTCAGGCTATTCGTGCAACGGCAGTTAAGAACGCGCAAGCTGTTACTGCTACGGCTGTTAAGAATCAGCAGCAGGCTAACGAAAAAAGTGCGAAGTAGTTGTTGACTGGCCCATTGAGCATCTGGTTTCATTGGGTCTGAACTAGATGCTTTCCATTTGCTACATGACGTTTCGGCGCCAGCCGAACATTAAGTGGTTCTTTGATAGCCTCGATAATCAGACGTGGGGCAACTATGGGGACAAGCAGATTGTCGTCGTTGACTACTTCCGCGACGAACCTGGACGAACTGAAAGCTTTGCCGCACTGGCTCATGCTCCTTTCAAGCATGTGGCACCCAAGCCCACCGTCTGGCAGGGTCCTCACAAGCTCACAAGTAGCGAGTATTTCGCCGCCGCGAATGCCCGCAATACGGCAATCTGCCATGCCTGCGGGGATCATATTGCGTTCGTGGACGATCTAAGCGTCCTTGGCCCGCAATGGTTGGACGGCGTTAAGGACGCCATAAAGGGCGGTTACGTTGGGATGGGGATGTATCGCAAGGTTAAGCAGCTTGTGGTTGAGCATGGCCGGGTTGTGTCCCATTCGGACTGGGCTGGCGGTATGGACAGCCGAATGGGATACGTCCAAGGAATGGAACCTACGCCTGCGCCCGGTACGCTCCTGTTTGGTTGCAGCCTTGTCGGGCCTACCGAGGCGTTCCTTAGGATCAACGGGTACGATGAGGCTTGCGATAGCACTGGGCTTGGCAGCGAGGATTACATTGCTGGGATGATGCTGAACGCAAACGGCTACCCGACTATGCTTGATAAGCGGATCTGGACGCTAGAAAGCGAGGAAGGGCACGTTCAGGACCGCCCGTTCCTGAGGCGCGACAAGGGCGTTAGCCCTAACGACAAGAGCCATGCAATTCTGAATATGGTTCAAAGCGGACGCAACATGGCTCCGAACTACTTCCCAGAGGGTGGAATCAGGGCCATGCGGGAGCACGTCCTCCGAGGCGGGGAGTTTCCGGTTTCTCAGATCCCAGACCGGGATTGGTACGATGGGCAACCCTTGAGCGAACTGTAATGCCGACCTACCCAGAACTCCAAGAAGTCCAGTATTATCCTCACCCGGAACAATTCTTCCGCAAGGTCCATGCTGGAATGGAGATCCGGTCGATTCTGGACGTTGGTGCTGGGCACGGTGGCGTGTTCGATTGCGGCTATTGGACGAACCATCCGGGAGTCCATACGCGGGTCGCTTGCGACATCTTCAAGGTGCGCGACATCCCGTTTAACTGGCAGGTTCGAAACGGGGTGGACGCCCTTGAACTGACCAGCCATTTTGAGCGGCGTTCGTTCGATCTTGTGCAATGCACGGAAGTTCTGGAGCACATCGCTGATTCAAGGCGTGCGCTTGAGCAGCTTTGTGCGGTTGCTAAGAAGCTCGTCTTCATTACGTCCGCGGACGAGACGCACCATGAGGGTGAGCCGCAGGCTCGGATTCAGGCAATCAACCCGGCTCAAGCGTACGTGAAGCAGCCTGCCGTTGCTGATCTGCTGGACCTTGGGTTCACGGTTTACAAGGACAACGAGCGTGGACGGCAGCTTATCGCATGGAAGGAGATCGAATGATTCCTCAAGGACTGAAAGAGCATCTTGTTAAGACGGCCATGCCGGAAGGCTGGTGTACGCCTGAGAAGGCGGAGGCTATGGCAGACCTTATTCTAAGGGTCCGCCCCGCTGTCTCCGTTGAGCTTGGGGTGTTCGGAGGGAAGTCGCTGGTGGCTCAGGCCGTGGCGCTCTGTTATGGCGGAATGGACGGGGTGGTTTGGGGGATTGATCCCTGGACGGTTCCTGCTGCTATTGAAGGGGAGGTCGGAGACGCTAATAAGGAATGGTGGAAGTCCATCAATATCCAGGCGATTCGGGACCAGTGCCTAACGGGCATCACGGAGCGTGAGCTTTGGCCGTGGGTGCGTGTGATCGTCGCCAAGAGTCAGGACTGCCACCAACTGTTCCAACAGATCGACATTCTTCACATTGACGGCAACCACAGTGAGGAGTGTTCGGTTAGGGACGTGCTCCAGTGGATGCCCCATGTTCCTCCGGGTGGGCACATTTGGTTCGATGACGTTGAGTGGAACACGACCAAGAAGGCGGTCCAGATTCTTGAGTCTGAATGCGACCAGATCATTGAAGTCACGGGATGCAGGCTCTACCGTGTTCGCCAATGAACGTCCCGTCCATAGTCAAGCAGACCCCGTGGCCGACCCGGTTCGTGAATTACGGGCGGGCTCTGGACGGTCCAGGCAATCCAAGGTTCTTCAACCCGTCCATCATCGAACATAACGGCTCGATCTGGCTTGTCCCTAGAAAGGCGGAGGAGAAGATTGGTACCAAGCACGGGATGAATTCCATCTGGGCTTTCCGTCTTGGGGCTGATTTGCAGCCCGTTTCTGGACTAAAGATCCCGCTTTCTGGGGCTTACAAGAATCAGCACTTTGAAGACCCGCGCATCACGAAATGGAACGGGCAGCTTTTCCTGTCCTATTGCACCTTCGTTGTAAACGCTGACGATACGTGGCACGGGGCGCACCAGGGCACGGCGATGCTGACCGATGACTGGCAGGTTGCGTCCATGCAGGATCCGCTCTACGGAGCGAACGGTGGGTCCGTCATGCAGAACACCGGGAACGAAAAGAACTGGCTTTGGTTTGAGCACGAAGGGCAGTTGATGTGCGTTTACATGACGCAGCCCCATCAAGTTCTTAGCTGGACGTTTGGGCCTACGGTTTCCGCTCAGTACCACACGGAAGGGGACGAGTTCGGAGCGTGGAAGTTCGGGCATGTTCGCGGCGGGACTCCTCCGGTTCGTGTTGGGGATGAATACTGGAGCTTCTTCCATTCGTCCATTGACGGGCTTGCGCCTAATGGTAAGCGGCGGTATTTCATGGGGGCGTATTCGTTTGAAGCTAAGCCTCCTTTTCGGGTTACTTCGATCACGCCCAAGCCGCTCCTTGTTGCGTCCGAGAATGATCCATTTCATGGGACGCTACCGCTGGTGGTGTTCCCTTGCGGGGCGATCTTCAAGGAAAAGGTTTGGACGGTTAGCTTGGGTGTAAACGATTGTTGTTCGGCTACAATTCAAATTCCACATGGCGAACTCAAAGAGCAAACCAAAGAAAGCGGCAGAACCTCCCCCAAGCTTGCGGAGAACGCTGGGATCGGTGAGGACGTTCGAACAGTGGCGAACCGACCAAAGCGCCGTCGCATGGCTCGCCGCCGCCCTCGCAAGCCCGCAATGGCAAGAGGTTCTAGCGATTCTGGAGGACAATAGTCCTGCTAGATCCAATCCAGGGGTTGTGCCATCTGAGGAGGCTGCCTGCATGTATAACGCTGACCAGGGCTATCGCAATGCGCTTAGCAAGCTGAAGATGCTCGCTGAGTGGGCCGGTTACGAGGAGGTTGGAGAAACTTTCACAGACAACTAAGATGCCAGAACAAGTCATCGCAACGCCGGCTGTTGAGGTTCAAGCCCCGCCGGCTCTTAACCGTTCGCTAGCTGATGCCGTCAAGGCTGCGCTTTCAGGGCAGGAGCAGCCTAAGCCTACCGAGGCTGCCAAGGCTGCGACTGAGCCGTCTAAGCCTACCGTGGAGGTTGCCACCCGCGATAAGCAGGGGCGCTTCACTCAGGTCGGACAACCCGCCCCAGACGAGACGAAGACGGACGAAGCCAAGCCAGTTGAGCACAAGACCGAACAGGCTGAGGCTGGGGGTGGCCCCAAGCAGCTTCGTGAGGCTTACGAGAAGCTGAAGGCGGAGCACGCCACGGCCAAGGCTGAGCTTGAAAAGGCCCGCTCCGCCCTCACGCCGGCAGAGTACGAGTCAGCCAAGGCTGAGCTTGCCCAGTTGAAGCAGGAGCGGGACAGCCTCTCTGAGAGCCTTAAGGTTGCGGACGTGACGCGGCACCCGGACTTCCAGCGGGAGTTCGTGGCGCCTATCAAGGCGGCTGAATCCAGGCTGCTCCAGTACGTTCCAGACAACCTGAAGGGCACCGTCAAGTTCTTGGCCGAACAGCCTGCCTCTGCCCAGCGGTTGGCTGCGTTGGAACAGGCCGTCTCCGATCTTTCCCCACTCGCCCAGGCTGCCGTGGTAAATGCGGTTGAGTCCTATTCTAACCTGATCGAACGCCGTGATGCGGCTGTTGGGCAGGCTAAGAACTACGCTGACCAGCTTGAACAGCGAAGGACTCAGGACGCACAGCGCAAATCGGCTGAACAGGTTGAGTTCGTGAAGCGGCACATCGCGGATGCCCTTGCCGCTGCCGCTGAGGAAGTGCCGTTGTTCCGCGAGAAGCCGGATGATGCCGCTTGGAACTCGCAAGTGGCCGCTCGTCGCGCCTCTGTGGAGGCGTTGCTTACCAAGGAGACGGATCCCAACAAGCTCGCCGAGGCTGCCGTGTACGCTGAAATCGGACGGGCCAGCATCGGACTGCTGCCAGCGGCAGAGAAAAAGATCGCTGAGCTTACCAAGCAGCTTGAGGAGTTGAAGTCGTCTAGGCCGATGGCGTCCAAGTCTGGGCCGTCTTCGCAACCTGATAAGCCTAAGACATTTATGGAGGCGATGAAGCGGGCGATGGCGCCAGCCTCCTAAAGAACAGTCTATAGCGGTAGCAGCCCGGCAGAGAAATCTGTCGGGTTTTTGCTTTTTAGACTTGCTGTTTTCTTTTCGACACGCACGAACCTTTGTGGGTGGAAGAAAGCGGCCTCACCCAGCCGCAAGCGTAAGGGCCCCTCGCAAGGGTCATAGGCGAATTTCCCGGGTCGCCACGGGATGCAACCGAGCCGGTGCCTGTAGGCACTGGACAGACGGCTAAGAAACGCAGATGACCGAATAGAGGATAAAAATATGTCTTGCGGTACAGAGTTTGATGCCTTTCGGGTTGCTACGGAATACCTTAGCAACGACATTTACAATCGCGCCAAGTTCAATAGCGTGCTGATGAACGCGATCCCTGAGGGGGTCTTTCCTCAGAACGTTGGCACTACGGCGACGATCTTCACGGTTGAGCGCAACGAGTTGGCGACTATGAACACTGGCGGTAACGCCATTGGGATTAGCCCTGCCGATGCCTCTGGGGCCGTTACGGGTGCTTGCGATTACAGCTTCACGGACCTGTCTATCGGGTTCACTTCCAGCACCTACAGCCCTAAGCGGTTGCAGTATCGAGGCCCGATCTTCTGTAAGGACGAGCAGTATTTCACGCACGACCCGGACACGTTCATCAACGCCTACGTTGAGGATCTGTCTTATCAGGTCATGCGCGATTACGACGAGTTCCTGTTCTACCACTACGCCCGCACCGTCCCGATTTACGTTGCGAATGCGTCCCTTGGTAACGCACTCGGCACGGCCAGTTCTACGCTGACCGCTGCGGTTGCCACGTCTGAGCTTACCCAGCAGATGCTGGACCGGATGGTTCCGCTGTTCATTGCGAACCGCTCGCTGCCGTCTGCTGCGGATGGTAACGGGTTCATTGAGTGGGGTCCGTCTGGCCCGCTGTGGACGCTGAACATCGGTTCCACGGCTAGCGCCAACATCCTCACGAACAACGCGGAGCTTCGTACGGATCTGCGCTACGCTGACCCTAAGAGCCTCCTGAACCGTCTCGGTGCGACCCAGGCAGTCAAGAACTTCCGGCACCTGCCGGTTGTCCTTCCTTGGCGCTTCACCCATGACGGCACCAAGTACGTCCGGGTTAGCCCGTTCACGTCCTCGGCTGCCACCAAGGGCACGAAGTCCACGGTGTCCAGCACCTACCTGAACCCGACCACGGCCCCTTACGAGGCGGCTTTGATCCTCGCTCCTGAGGCGTTCCGGGTTGAGAAGGTTGTCCCGCCCTCCAGCGTTGGTGGCCTGTCCTGGCCGTCCACGCCGGCTATGGGCGAGTGGAAGTGGGTGACCGGCCCGCAGGCCCTCCAGGCTGCTTCCGGTGACGCCTGCTTGGATCCGCTTGATAAGTTCGGTCGCCACTTCGGTGAGCTTACGGCTGCGCCTCGTCCCGGGGCCAACCCGCAGGCTGGTGCGATCATCTTCTACAAGCGGTGCCCTGTGTCCAACACCATCGTTGGCTGCACCTAAGATCGAATAGCAACGGGGCGGCATGGGATGATGAGTCCTGTGCCGCCCCTCTTTCTTAACCGCCATGCCACGACAAGTTCCCGTTAGATGGGTTGCTTTCGGAGATTGCTTTGACTCCGTTTGCTGCGATTGCAACCCGACTTCTGGCGGGGGAGGAACCGATCTAGTGTGCAATGTAGAGTTCAACACCGTTTCGGACATGGAGGTTAGCACTACCACGGACTGGTGGGAGGCCACTTGCTGGAACTACGCCACGGATGATGGGATCGTGTCCACATGGGAACGGACCGATAATCCTGCGCTTGTTCCAAACGGATCGGACATTCGGCAAACGGCTGGTGGAATCAAGGTAATGCGGACGTTTATCAGGGAGGGAGGACTGGTCTAATTATGCGCTTTCTAGTCATCGCTTGCGTTCTCCTGTTCTCGTTGGCCGCACACGGCCAGTCTGCCGTCAGGCGCATTGATTCGCTGACGAATCTTGTTACGGCCATTGACCCTGCTGCCGTTGATACTGGCGGCAAGGTGTCGTATTTGGTCGATGGCTATTACGAGGCTCAGGACTGGGGAAGCTCTGCTCGGGAGTTCACCGCAACGAAGACGGCTGGGACAACCAATTTCGCGAATCTGATTCGGTCCACCAAGAACACCGACTATTACTGGCGGGCCGCTGATGCCAGCTACTACAGGCAGGACGCTCGTTGGTGGGGTGCAATCGCTGGGGATGGTCGTGACGATACGGCTAGGATTACTGCGGCAATTAACTACACGGCTACACCCGGAACGATTTATCTCCCTGAAGGATCCGGTTCCTATACGTTCACAAGCGCACTCCCGCTTCGTGATTCTCTGACTATCGACGGTGACGGATGGGATTCAAACCTTGAGTTCCGCCACAACGGGAACGGGTTTGAATATCTTGGGCTGGTTCCTGGCGGACTGCCTCGCATTTACAACGTCCAGATCAAGAACATTCGGATGACGACTGGGGCAGGGTTTGCTCCTTCTAATGCGCTTCATCTTGTGGACGTTTCTGATTCCAGGTTCAGGAACATTAATACCACGGCTGGGGCTGGCAGTGGATGGTCTGGAGGCGTCTACACGTTTGGAAACTACGACGTGACGACCAATGCCATTTACGGAGGTAACTGGAGGAATACGTTTGATGAGTGCCGTTTCTATCTTCGTCGCGGAGCGTCCATCGGGTTCTATGGTAATGGCGGACCTTCATCCGCTGGCGGTCCTAACGACAACGTAATCAACGATTGCTATTTCAACTCCGAGGGAGTCTCTACGAATGGTGGGTACATTGGAGTGTTCTTCCGGAACTGCAATCGCTTTACGGTGATGAACTCCGGGTTTGAGGGGTACTTGACCAACGGAGTTTGGATCGGAACGAACACGCAATCCGCGAACATCGTCTTCAATCGGTTCGAAAACCAAGGTGGAACATCCGGTTCACGCAGGCTTATTCAGGCTGAGGATTGGACTTCTCAGGGCCATATCGTCATGGGGAACATGATGCTTATTCAGGGTGGACCTGGAAGCTTGACCCGCATTTCCCCAATCGACTTCCCAGGCACGATCCTTGATTCATCCTTTGAGGGTGGGCAGCAGATCCTCGGAGACTTGCTGGTTGGAGCTCATCCAAGCCAAGTTTCGAGGACGTTCAATCCGCTTGCTACGTCTCGGCTGATTGTCGGAGGAATCAACGTTACCGATACGAATGCTGTTGTAATCGGGTCGTTTGATGGAGCGACGAACGCACGGGCTATCATTGTTCAGCAGTCGGTTGAGACGATTTCTGGAGGGTCCACGAACAGGACCAACCATCTTACGATTGTTTCAACGGCTTCTTCTGGAACGTCATTGATTGAGTTGCAGACGGCCACGAAGACCAATATCTCCATGGATAACAGGGGTGTTGGTATTGGCTGGAAGCCTGAGAATGGGGCTGAGCTTTCTGTTGCTGGACGGATCACGGCTGGTCAGACGCAGCAGATTGCGCTGAACCTTGGGATGCCTACGAACTCAATCGTCATCGCTGGTAGCGATACGAATGTCGATACTGGGTTCGTTGCTATCAACGCCGATCCAGGAACGAACAACTTCCGGATGATTATGAAGGTGCTCGGTGATCGTGGTCGCCTTCAGTCTGCCGGTAGCCTTGGTGGAACGTTTCCGATGGACTTCTACCACGGGAACACCCTTATCGCAACGATCTTGTCCACTGGGCTTACGCTTGATCCGGCTGTCGGAATCACCGTGGATGGCGAGTTCATTGACGACTTCTCCGGGACGAACCTCCTCGTTGCTGGTGGTAAGCTGAACGTCGTTGGCGGATCCGGTTCTGGCCTGGACGCCGACCTTCTGGATGGACAATCCGGTGCTTACTACCTTGACCGCGCCAACCACACTGGTACCCAGTCGCACACGACCATTACCGGGCTTGGCGGTCTCGCCACTGTCAATGACGCTCCTTCCGATGGTAACACGTATGGACGGAACAACGGGGCGTGGACTGTTGTCTCAGCTGCCACGTACACCAACTTCTGGCCTGATCTGACCAATGCTCTCATTGCAGGGGCGAACATCGCATTCGCATACGACACCGGGAACGAGACGATTACGATTAGCTCGTCTGGAGGCGGCGGGGCCACTAACGGTTCGTCCGTGTACGCGGATGGAACTTCCATCACGAACATCAAGAGCAGCCCTAGCATCCTGTTCAGCACGGTCTCTCAGGAGGTCACGCTGGCCCTGTCCAATACGACCGTTTCTCCTGGATCGTACACCACGGCCAACATTACCGTGGACGCTCAGGGACGGATCACTGCCGCAGCTAACGGTTCTGCGAGCACGAACTCTGGTACGGTCGTTTCCGTGAACGGGGCGCAGCAGGGTACTATCAACCTGACCAACTCTGCGAAGATCGCTGGGACGCTTGCTGGAACAAATCTGTCCTATTCGGTCGTGGCAAACTCGCTTACCACGAACGATATTGATTCTGCGTTTTACGCTCTGCTTACCACTGGGGGTGGAGGTGGGGACGTTTACACCACTAGCAACAACGTGTTGACAGGATCAGCAAATACGTTTTCTGGGAATATCCTCGCTTCCAACGTAGTTGGTTCACCGACGATCTATTTTGTTGGCACAAACGCAACTGGTGGAACGTTCAAGAACTCTGGTCAACTTGGACACTGGGACAACGGAGATTCTATAGGCGCACTTCGTCTTGCTTCTACAGATGGGCACCTGCGGCTTCAAGTTACAAGTTCAAATATTGCCGCGCATACTGGATTCAACTTCACCAACGCCCCATACAGTCAATGGACTTTCTGGCGGGCTCAGGACGGATCCGGATATACCTATCAGGAGCAACGCGGGAGGCAAATGTCCGGAGGAACTTCATTCACGGATTACATGCGGTTCGGGAAGCGCGACGGAGGTGCCCACCTCATGACGGGTGACGGAAACATCGAACTGGCTCCGGCGAGTTCTTTAATTCGCTTGGTGGGTACGGGCACAAACGTGTCGTTTCCTACCACTGGAGAGGGCATCGAGTTTGGATATGATGCTACGAATACAGTGTACGGGTCTGGCGGTGCCGGAAGGGCGGCTTTGACTGTTTACGACAGAGACACATCCACCTACGGCGATTTTCGAATTAACGTCCGAAACATGAGGTTCAGCGGTCAGGGAACCGATGTGGCCAACATTTCAAACGGATTGTTTACGGTTTACTCTGACCTGACCGTGACCAGCCCAAAGGTGGTCTCCATTGGCGGCCAGTCCAGAACCAACTGGCCTAGCGTTGTGGCTGGAACGAACGTCGTTATCACGACTAACGGGACAGCGTTTCAGGTCAACGTCACGGCTGGCAGTGGTGGTGGCATGGGGACGAATCTGTTCGTCAACAACGTCCTTATCCAGCCAGCCAAGCTCACAAACTCTACTACTGTGACGTGGAGCACGAATGCGAATGGGGACATTGTTGCTACGGCTCCGGGCGGAAGTGTTACCAATTCCGCCATGGTTGTTGGCTCCGCTGTATGGATTGCTAATCCAAACGCTGGAACCGGGAATGAGGTTTCAAACCTTGTTGTTCGTGGTATCGTAAATTCGGTGGCGTGGAACCTGAACGTTGGGATTCCTGCAACTTACGATGAATACAACGTGACGTTCACGCAGAACCTTGGGACCAATTATTCGGTTGCTGTTATTGCAGAGGGTCAGGCTGCTTCAGTTTACCCATATTGCGGGATCAAGTCTGGAACCATTGCGACTAATGGGTTCACTCTTTGGAGACAGAAGGACTCCGATTCTGCTGCACTTCCTGATGGGGAGAGAATTCGCGTTACTGTGTTCAGTGATTCTCTGTACTCAACAAACCTTGCCTTGTCCAACATTGAGGTGGACAACCTTGTTGTGAACGACACGGCTTCCTTCCAGACGCTTAACGTCGGAACGCTGACCGTCACGAACCCGTTCCCTGCCCGTTCCATCACGAACGCAACGGCATCACGGTTCGCTGTGTTTGGGGCGGACAAACGGCTCACGAACGACGTTGCCGAGACTGGGACTGGGGCGCCTGTTAGGGCGACGACTCCAACGCTGTCCAGCCCGACCCTTAGCGCAGGGGTGCTTTTCAGCCAGTCCAAGCTGTCTGCACACTCGGCTGTGACGAACTTCGTGGTTGATCCAACGGTGAACCCGTACCAGATCATTAATCCGAACATCACCGATTCGTTCACGGGCATCCGGTTCCTCCACGCCACGAACGTTTCGGCTGGTCGCCAAGCGACGGTGCTGGTCATGGCTGGGACGAATGCGTCTGTCACGGTCAATCTAAACGCACAGTTCGCTTACAACACGAACGCCGTAACGCTGACGACCGGGCAGATTTTGCCTATCAGCTTCTACGGGTACGGTTCGAACAATACGAACGTGATCGCAACGGTTGGAACCGTTTACACGCGATGAAGCGGATTTTCTTGGCAATTCTGGTGGCAATGGGACTCTGCGCTACGGCGCAGGTTCTAACGCTTAAGGACGGTGCGTTCATTGGTGCGTCGCGAAGGTCCGGTTCAACGTCTGTCCCATACGTCACGAACCAGACTCTTGCCACACTTCGCAACGACTTCACTGGAAGGCTTGGATTCTGGGGTGTCGTGTCCAACGGGAACCTTAACATTACGGACCTTGGTCGATGGGTTATTTCAGGGGACGATGCTAGCCACACGCTGGCGGTTTACACGAACATATTTGGTTCGGCTGTGCTGGTAGGATCCGTCACGTTCAACTGCGCAGGGGCTACAACGAACCAGTTCGGTTATTCATCCGTTTCTATGACGCTGATTAACGGAGGAACGTATGCAATCGTTTCTTCCGAGGTTAGCGGCGGTAGTGAGGATAGGTGGGGTGACGGGACCACAACTATCCAGCACACGGACCGTTTTGTTTGCCAAGGCAGGTGTTACAGCTCAGATGGGGTGTCGTTTTCAAACGCTACAGCCACGGACAACACGTATGGGCCAGTTAACTTCAAGTATTCGCCATGAGGCTGCCGCTTCTTATCGCGTTGTTGCCTTTTGTGGCGAGTGGTGCAAACAGCATCACTCCTAGTGGGATGATTCTGCGCTCTACATACGGAAGCATTTCTGTTGTTGCCCCTTTTACTGGGGATGACAACGGGAACGCGGTTGCTGCTGTTCAGTTCAGGACAGGATCGGATGCTTACGTTAACGCTTATACGCCGTCCATTGACCGTCGCCCTGTTGTGGCTGGGGCGTCAAACTCTAACAGCAATCAGGCTCGCGTTGCAATTGCTGGATTGCAGTCGGGGCTTTCTTATGATGTGATCTTGACTTGGACGGATGTGGACGGAGGAGGGGCATCCTATACGAACCAGATCAGCACTCAATCTAGGTCGTGGCCGGTTCTTTCGACAAACTACGTGGACGCTGCCGCTGGATCCGAGGGGAATGGCAGTTCTGGAAGCCCATGGAAGACGATCACAAACGCAAATGTTCAGGCTGCCAGCGGTGCTCTTATCCTTGTTGCGCCAGGGACGTACTTTGGTGGGACGTGGACGAACAGCGGGGCATCTGGATGGACCACACTTAAGGCGAACGGAGGTACCGTAACGGTATCGAACATGACGCTTAATGCGACTAAGGCTAGGCTTAACAGCCTAACGTTCCCGACCAGGAACGGTGATTCTCTTACTATTTCGGGAGGTTCGCAGTGGGTGATTGATAGCTGTACGTTCTTGGACGTGTCCGAATCCGGCACCTACGGTGATGCTGGGTTGTCTATTAGTGGAACGTCTGTTTCAAACGGTATCGTTTCTGGCTGTTCGTTCACAACCGATAATACTGGGAACTCCGTATTTGGCATTTACGGAGAGGGCGAGATCGTCGGTGCGCTTACCATCGAATCTAACACGTTCACTGGGACATTCAGGGATCCCATTTCAAGGTCGTCCCAGAGCCTTTACGACCACGGTCTAGTTAGGGCCAACACGGTTACAGGCTGGAACGATGACGGGATTGAGTTTGAAGGGCAGTGCATCAATTCTGTTCTTCTTGGGAACATAATCACAGATTCGCCAGTAGCCGCATCCTGCATCGGCTTCGCCGGCCCCACGATTGGACCAGCTTACGTGGCCCGAAATTTTTGCAGGACAACCAACTCCAGCAGCTACGTTGTGAAGGCCGGGGTCGACATGCCGCAGAGCCAAGCGGCTTACGTGTTCCACAACACGTTCATTGCCGGAACGAACGCTGCGGACGCCATGAGCCGGGTGGGTGGATCGAACTGGGTTGGTCTCGTCAGCAGAAATAACGTTTTGATTGCCTACCGTTATCCGATTTACAGGGGCCGTGACGGTCAGGATTGGGACTACGACGTTCTGCTTACTACCGACAATACAAAGGTTGCAGACGAATGGAACGGTTCTACAAGCTATTTGTCCGTTAGCGCATTCAATGCTGGGACAGGACAGGAGGCTCATGGTGTTGCAACGAACCCTGGAATTCGTTCAGACGGTTCGATCTTGTCTGGAAGTTCTGCTATCAACGCTGGTGTGGCTTTATCTGGATGGAACGGAACAGGAACAGCTTGGCCTTACAGCGGTGGCGCTCCCGATATTGGAGCTTACGAATTTAACGGCTCTGGCGGTGCTGTAGCTGTCAACGTTGGGACGCTTGTTGTGCCATGAATAAAATACTTCCAATCATTCTGTTCCTTGCATGCTCCTGTTCAACCCGCAAAGCCACGCTTCCGGACGGCCGTGTGCTGTACCAGTCTGGCCGGTTCGGGACGAAGGAGCAGATCAAGCACGTTGAGTTCCGGAGCGCACAGGGGGACGTGTTCATTCTGGACGGCTACGCCAGCGATCAGGTTGAGGCTCTTGGGGTGGTGACGGAAGCGGCTGTGAAGGCAGCCGTTAGCTCCATGGTGCCGGTTCCGTCAACGCGAAGCGGTCCGCCGGCTGTTCCTTCCGGGTTCAAGCTTGTTCCTAAGGATGATCCGAGCACCCCTCACATGGAGGTTGAATGAGCACTGCTGCAACTGCCATGCTGGAGGTTGTTTCCGCTCTTAAGGGGTACAACGCTGCTGTTATTTCAGACTTGGAAGATGACGTTAGGAAGTGGAGAGTTATCGAAGCGGACGCAAAGCGTTGTGCTGACGAGAAGGAAACCATTCTAACCGGATACAAACGTGAACTTGAGCTACTCAACGGCATTGAAGGAGCACTACGAGGAGGACAGCAACAGCAAGTTTCTTCCGTCTCAAACAAATAAACCAACCACAACTATAGGCATGGGAACTCCACTAATCGCGTCTATCCTTGCATCCTTGTTTGTTGGGGCGTCCCAGGCCGTTGCTGGCGTCTCCGACGTGGCTGTTAATGCTGGCGTTGACTGGCACGCCATCATTGAAAAGTCAGGGACGATTGGCGTTCTGGTGTGGATCGTCGTGTACTTCCAGCGGCAGACCGAGAAGAACCAAACCCAGATCACCGGGCTTGCGGAGCGGGCTATCGGTGCACTGGAGAAGTCCAGTGAAGCCAATCATCAACTGGCAGATTCGATTGATAAGCTTCGCGAAAGCATTCGTAAATGACGAACGAACCGCGCATCCTAGCAGACGGCTTTCTGAGCCTTGAGGGCGGTGTGGACGGAGGACGCCCCCCTTCCGTCCTTACGGACATCCAGGTTCATTCCGCTAAGAACGCCAGCTTCCGGGGTGGCTATCCCCACCGGAGGCCAACGGTTAAGCCCGTTGAGTACACGTTTGGCAGGGACGTGAAGGATGCGGTCGATACGCTCAAGTTTCAAGGGGCCGGCAGCTTCGTGGAGACGGACGGGTCCGCTTGGATTTGGATGAGCCTGTCTGGCCGGATCTTCCGGGTGAACATTACCAGTGCGGACGCTGTACTGGAGGAGCCGAACACGGCGGTAGTCAACAACTCCAATCTGGACAAGGCTTGGTTCCTTCAGGCGGACAGGTTCTTGCTGATCCAGGACGGGCAGGGGCCGTGCATCGTGTACGATGGGGTTACGGTTAGCGCGAACACGGCTGGGCAGATCCCGGTTGGAACCCGCATGGCCTACGGGCTTGGCCGGATCTGGATTGCTGATGGTCGGAACTACGTGGGTGGGGATCTGATTTACAGCGACCCTGCCAAGGGGGCAGCGTCCATCCTGTACTTCACGGAAAACACCTACTTGGCCGAGGGCGGGAAGTTCTCCATCCCGGCCAGCGACGGGGAGATTACTGGGCTAGCGTTTACGGCTGTTCAGGACTCGGCTTCCGGTGAGGGCAGCCTGATGGTCTTCACGGCTAAGGGCATCTACGAGTTTAGCGCCCCTGTGGACAGGACTGTTTGGCGTGATCTTCAGGCCCCGGTCCAGCGGTTCAGCCTGCTTAACTTTGGGGCGACTAGTCATGAGTGCATCGTCCCGGTAAACGGGGACCTATTCTTCAGGGCTGAGGACGGGATCCGCAGCTTCTACTTTGCCCGCCGAGACTTCGGGACCTGGGGGAACACGCCTATTTCCCGCGAGGTTGGGAACATCCTGTCCAGAGACCAGAGGACGTGGTTGACGTACGCCAACGGGGTGAACTTTGATAACCGGGTGCTGATGACGGCACAGCCTGAGCGGACGGCTAGGGGTACGATCCATCACAAGCTGGTCGTTCTGGACTTCGATCTTGTGAGCGGGATGCGGTCCAAGCTGCCCCCTGCTTGGGAAGGGGAATGGACGTTCAACGACTTCTCGATCCTTCAGGTTGTCACGGTAGACACCGCTGCTGGCCGGCGTTGCATTCTGGTCGTTCTGAACAGCGACAACGAGCAAATCCAGCTTTGGGAGATGGTGACCGAGGGTGAGCCGGCGCAGCCCGTGGAGGAAGTGGACTGGGCGATTGATACCAAGAGCTACCAGTTTTCCGACCCTATGGGGCTCAAGAGCTTGCGGAACCTTGAGCTTTGGCTGGATGATATTCAAGACGCCCTGACCGTACAAGCCTTCTACAAGAGCAACAACAGCGGGTGCTGGGTGCCGTGGGCACAGTACGAGACGGATGCGGAAAGTTGTGTGGCCCTATCAGTTGCGGCTTGCGTTCCGCCGACCTTCCCCCAGTCATCGGGGCGTAGCCGGGTCGGGTTCGGCTTGGCTCCTGACAGCGTGAACGCAACTGACTGTGAACAGCGCAGATACGGGTACGAGTTTCAGGTCCGCCTGAAGCTGAACAACCCTGCCTATCTCAAGAAGATGCGGCTGACTGCTAAGGTTGAGACCGAGACGGCTAACCCAAGACCGCCCACTAGTTGCACGGCCATCACGGATCCGTGCCAGACCTGCTAATGGCTACCTACCTTCCAGTTCCGGGGACGATTCCTGCTGGGTTCTGTCCTGCTTCTTGGCAGGCTGTCCTGAACCAGTTCGCCGCGCTCCTGCCCATCATCATCAACGGGGAGGACGAGGTTATCATTCAGGTCGATACCCCGGGCGTGGACGACCGTGGGAAGCTGTGGGTCAAGATGCTGGACGTTGCTCCGTGGGTGGACAGCATCCGTGTCTGGGTGCCTGAGATCCCGCCTTCCGGGGATTGGAGGCCCATTCCTGGGCAGCCCGTTTACTTCGTGGATACCGGCGCCGTCAACACAATGACGATCACGACCGGGGAGGCGATGAACAGCGAGTTGTTCTTGACTGGCCGGCTGTTCTGCATCAAGGCGAACAACACGAACACTGGAGCGGTAACGCTTGCGGTCGATACGATCACGGCTAAGTCGGTCAAGAAGCAGAACAACGTGGACATGGAGGCTGGCGACTTCGTTGCTGGTCAGATCCTCCTGCTTGCGTTTGATCCGGTTAGCAACGTGTTCGAAGTGGTGAACACGCTTACTCCTGAGCCCACGCCTGCTCCGGTGGTGATCGACACCACGGGGTTGACGAAGATGATTCCGTCTGTGGATCCGATCCCGGCCGTTGGGGATCCGGTGTTCACGATTCCGCATGGTCTTCCCGGTGTTCCATCGGATGTTAGGTGTACGCTTGTTTGCCGTGTTCCTCAGAATGGGTATGCGGCTGGAGACGAGCTTGAGCAGATCAGCCTAATTTCCATCCTGCTAGGAACTGAGCGGGCTTACAACCCGTTCTGTGTTGCCTGCGATGACGAGAACGTTTACGTCCGAAGGCACAATCTCGCAACGTCTATCGAGGCTGTAAGCGGCCCTGGGTTTGCTGGGTTTACTCAGTTCACTATTACTGAACCGAACTGGGACCTTAAGACGTCCGCCTACTACATGGCGCCTAAGACGCCTTCTATCGTCACGCAGCCGACCAGCTTGAGCCGTGCCGCTGGAACGAACGCTACCTTTACGGTGGTTGCCGGTGGTGATACTCCGCTGACCTACCAATGGCAGCGCAACGGGGTGAACATCTTCGATGGTGGACGCCTGAGCGGAACCGGAACTGCCAGCTTGACCATTACTGGCGTTGTGGATGGTGTTCCTCCGGGTGGAGACGAGGCCAACTATTCGTGCGTTGTCACAAGCGCAATCGGTTCTGTTAGCTCCAACACGGCCAGCCTTACCGTAACCTAAGCATGGCTGATTACATTCCAACAGCAGGCACGTTGCCGGATGGGTTCTGCCCTGCAACGTGGCAGGCTACGCTTAACCAGTTTGCATCCCTGATGGTCGTGAGCATCCCGACTGCTAACGGGGTGCTGATTCAGGACGCGGAACCTGCTGTTGACGAACGGGACCAGCTTTGGATCAAGACGCTTCCTGCTGAGCCGTATGTGGAAGGTGCGTTCGTTTACAAGGGAGGAAAGTGGCAGGCTGTCCCGGGTCAGCGCATTTACTTCCAGGACACTGGCGTTGCAAATGCAATGGTCGTAGACACTGGGGATGGCATTTCATCCACGGCGTTCCTGCTTAACAGGCTGTTCCTGATTCGTGTCGCAGCGGCTAACACCGGGGCGACCACGCTTGCTGTGGACAGCTTGGCTGCTGCGGCTGTCAAGAAGCAGAACGGGGTGGAGCTTGCGGCTGGGGACATCAAGGCTGGGCAGCTTGCGCTTCTCGCTTGGGACGGTACGGACGCGATCTTTGAGGTTCTGACCACGCTGCCAGATGCAACCCCGTCCACCCCTAGCTGGGAGACGAGCAGCGACTATGCGATTCCGGTTCCTGGCGCGGCCATCACGGTTCCCCATTCGTTTGGGAAGGTGCCCGAGATCATCAAGGTTGTGGCCGTATGTCAGGTTGCAACGGACGGGTACGTTGTTGGCAATGAGGTCGGGATTGAAGGTATGAGCACGGATGTCAGCGGCGGGGACGAGGATGTTTCGTCATACACGGTGTCCGCTGACAGCGGTAACATCACGATTGCTGCCTGTACTGAATCCAACGGGATGAACTACACGGCTAAGGCTGGAGGTCTGGCGAACTGGAAGACGGCTTATCCTAAGTTCAAGTTCCGGGTTTACAGCATGGCTTTCCCATGAGACTCACCCTAGGCGACATCAAGGCTTCGTCCATTCCTGCCTCGGTGGGGCTGGCTTCCTGTGACGAGCGGTTTACCCAGATGGTGAACGAAGCTCAGCAACGTCTCGTCATGGGGCCTGACCTGTGGTGGGAGCTTACTGCAAAGTACAGCATTTGCGCTACGTCTGGGCTGATTACTTGGCCGCGTTACGTCGCGAACATCCTTCAGGTGACGCTTAACCGCTCGCCCATTCCGATTCGTAACGGGTGGTTTGAGTTCCTTGAAGGTGGGTACGGGGAACGCTGCCCGCAGAGCACTTGCGAATGGCAGATGTTCGATAGGGGTACTGCCGTAACGTTCGATGACATTGACACCAGCGGAGATCCCAAGAAGCTGAAGCTGTATTGCACGGTTACGGAGACGGCTGGGGCCAAGATGGGCATTCTAGGCTACGACTCAAACGGGGAATGGATCCGCACTCAGGTCAGCGGGGAATGGGTGGACGGGGAATGGCTGTCCGTACCGACTGATCCGCTTACGCCTTCCATTTCGTCATTCTACTGGAGCACCGTCACGGAGATCTTGAAGCCGGTCACAAACGGTGACCTTAAGCTGTACGAGTACGAACCGCTTAGCATCACGCAGCGGCAGATTGGGCTGTACGAATCGGACGAGACTCGCCCCCGTTACAGGCGTACGCTTATCGGTGGAAACATTCAGGACTGGGAGAACGCGGCTGGAATCTCCGTCCAGGTTAAGAAGGAGTTTATCCCGGTTCGTCACGGGAATGATAACGACATCCTTATGATCGGCTCCCTGCCGGCCATGAAGAACATGATGAAGGCGATCTACAAGGAGGACGGGGACGACCTTCAATCTGCTGCCGTGTTTGAGGCTAAGGCTCGCAAGATTATGGATGACGAAGCTTCTCATTACCTTGGGCCTACGGCGAAGATCCCGCTGCGCGTGGATGCTTCTGCTTGGGCTATGGACAACGTGCCTTACGTTCACTAGGACAATCTATGCCGCTTCCACTTCTCGCCCTAGCCGTTGCCGGCACTGCCCTTTCCGCCGCTGGCGGCATGGCACGATCAGGAGCTAAGCCCAAGTTCGGGCGGTTCACTGCCGTTGACCCACAGAAGGAGCAGGCCAAGGCCATTTCGGCTAACCGCGCAAACTTCGCTGAGGCTGCCAAGCTGACCGAGACGGCCAACGAGTTCAGCCAAGAGCAGTTGATGGAGGCGATTCGCGGGGTGGTTCCGGACATCGGCACGATCAACCAGCGGGCCAGTTCGACCATCGCTTCTCAGCTTGCCGGCGAGATCCCTGCTGACGTTGGCGAATCGGTTGCACGCTCCGCAGCGGCACGGTCCTTTGCTGGTGGTACGGCTGGGAGCGGGTTTGCTGGGAACCTGAGGACCCGGGACTTGGGGCTGACTTCGCTTGCCCAGACCCAGAGAGGGCTTGACAACGCCTCCCGTTGGCTGGCAGGAGTGAGGGCTAGTCAGATTGCTCCTCAGATGGACGTTTCCAGCATGTTCCTTAGCCCGCAGTCCTTGGTGGAACTAAAGTTCCGCGAGAACGGGGCTGAGCTTGCCCAGCGGAACATGCAGGCGCAGGCTGATTCCGCCTACAACCCGCTTAACGTGCTGGGAAGCACGCTTGGGCAGCTTGGAGGCGGATTGACCGGGATCGGCACGAACCTGCTGGGTGCCCAGCTTGGCGCCTCGTCTGTGCCGTCTCCGCTGGCGAGCAACACGGCACTTGGAGGAGCGTACGAGGCTGGCCTTGGTGCGATGGCGGCTCAATCTGGACTGGCAGGATACTAACATGGCTACCCTAGAGACCCCCACGGAAGGCATGGCCCGCGACTTCGCGGCTGGGCAGCAGCTTGCAAGCGGGTTCATGGCGAACTACTGGAGGGCCAAGGAGGGGCAGATTGAGCAAGAGCGGTACAGGGCTGGGCAGGCTCTTAGGGACGTTCAGCTTAGCTTGTACCAGAGCAACCTTGAGACCGTTAGGAATGCGGCAACTCTTAGGGCACAGCAGCAGTCCGCTGTCCCGGGGCTGTTTGGTGTTCTGTCTAAAGCTCAAGTGAACCAGTGGAACCCTGATTCTAAGCTTGAGTTTTTGCAGTACCTCAAAGACAACCCGGCTCTTGCGACTACGCCTGAGGCACAGCAAGGGTTTAAGCTTTTTGAGGAATCCGAAAAGGTGGACCGAATCCGCGAGGACCTTGAAAAGAGGCTTGAGAATGCGCGTGTCGTAGCTGAGATCAGGGAAGGGCAACCTGCCGGGGGTGGTAGCGTTACAACCGTTGATGTTGCGGACGAGAGCGGAAAGCCAAGGAAGATGTACTGGAGCGGAAGCTCTTGGCAGCCGCTTTCCAGGGGCGATATTGATCCGTCTGCTGTCGCTAAGCCTATCGTTGACGAGAACGGAAAGCCTGTTCCTGGAAAATACCTGCTAGATGGACGGGTTATCAGTGCGTCCGATAGTGGCCTAAGCGTGTTCGGATCTGGGCAGCCTGCCGCATCGCCAGCTAAGCCTGCTGGCGCTTCTCCATCCGCAACTCCAACCGTCCTGAAGTTCGATAAATCTGGAAAGAGGATCAACTAACATGCCGATCCAAGCAGAAGTTGAAGGCATTGGCACGTTGGAGTTTGAAGACGGAACGCCTGAATCCGTGATTCAAAACACGGTCCGCAAGCAACTGCTTTACAAGGAGCGGTCCATTGCGGAGCAAGAAGCCCAGACGGCAGACAAGTTCATCTCCGCTGTTGATACCGTTTCGCCTGTCCTTGAAACGTTTTCTCTGGGTGGCCTGTCCAAGCAGGCTAAGGCCGCAGCTATTGACTTTATGACGCCTCGGCCCATGGGCGTCCCAATCGGCTTTACGCAATCGGCCCAGGTCGCGACGGCTAGGGGCGAGCCGCTTCCTCCTGAACAGGCAAGGATGATGGAGGAGTCTGTTGTTAAGTCCGGAATCGCACAGGGAGCAGCCGCGCTTCCAGCCGTTGGGGCTAGCTTGGCCCTAATGGCGTCAGGCGTCGGCGCCCCTGTGGCTATGGCTGTGCCTATGGGGGCGCAGGCTACCGAGGAGACTGGATCCTTGGCGCAAGGGGCTAAGGCGGCTGCTATCGGGGCTGTTATTCCTCCGCTGGCTAGGGCTGGGGCCGTGGCCGGGGCTGCTGCCGCTGGGGCGGCGGTGAATCGTGGCGTTACTGCGCTGGCTAATCCTGTCCTGCAACGGGCTATTGAGGCTGGGGCCGCTCAGGTTCCTGTTCAAGCTGTGCTTTTGGGGGACATGATGCAGTCCGAGGGTTACGCAAACGCGACCCCAGACCAGCAGAAGCGGATGATCGCCGAATTTGCTATTGGGAACCTCGCCTTCGGCATCCCAGAAGCGGCACGGGCGCTCAATCCTAACGTCCGCCCCATGGCGCAGGGCTTTGAGAATGAGGCTGTCGCCCTTTCTAGGGCTATCGAGACCGCCCCGCTAACGGCTCAGGCTGCCCCTGCGGGGCCTTCTGTTGTCCAGCAAGGGTGGCAGGTGCGGACGGCTCCTGTCGTGGTGCCAGCGGGGCTTGTGGAGGCTTCCCCGTTGACCGCTAAAGCCGTCTCTGAGCACTTCCAGACGGTCCAGACGCCCGAAACCGGGGAGGCAATGGGCCAGCTTCGTGCTCAGTATGGGGAGGACGTGCTCGTTCCAGAGGGACAAAGGGCTGTTAGGGATGATGTTGCTGGAGGACAGGTCAGCTTTGCTGCGGAAGCGCCTGTACTGCTCAGGAACCAAGTTGAACCGGGGATGGCTGCTGATATTTCTGGAGTTCAGATTGCGGAAGGACAGGCTGCCCCTGAACGGGGGAGCAGCTCTATGCAGCCGTATAGGAGGCCAACCGATCCTCCTTCCGCTGTTGAGTATGCTAAAAGCATTGCCAGGGCAAGCGTCGAAGAAGGGCTTTACGCGGAAGCAGAACAGCCAGCTATTGAGCCTGAGATCGGTCAGTATCCCGAAGGCGGGATGCCTACAGGGGTTCTTTCTGGAGGACAGAGGAGACAGATTGTTGCCCGAATGGAGCGGGCAGCGGGGCTAAGGCCCGGTAGAAAAACGGAAACCATAACCGAAAGGACAACCCGTGAAGGGCAAGCGCAAGGGCAAGAAGAAGTGCTAGGCGGTGACACCCGGCAAATGTCCATCCTCCCCGGAGGAAAGGAGTTGCTGGATCGCCTTAACAATGCCGTGTCCGAAGCCAACCGAAAGCTCGGATTGGCTGAGGAACTGGCCGGTAAAGAGCCGGGCGAGCAGATGCGGAGATTTGCCGCCCGCGCTTCTACTTCCAAGGAGGTTCCAGAGCCGGTCAGGAAGCGGGTCGCTCAGGATCCTCAGTCGTTCTACGACCAGCAGAACATGATCGAACTTAGGCGACAAGTTGGAGTCGCCACGGACACTGCACTGGAAGCGGATATGTCCGACCCGAACAGCAACACCGCTGTTATCTCTGGGCTTGAGCGGGTGCGCCGGGCAATCCGATCTAGGCAGGAGGCTTTGGATAAAGGAGAAGCGAAGCTTGCTGAAGGGTTCGACTCCGCTATTACTGGGGCGCTTGAAAGCCTGTCTGCTCGCGGCACCACGCTTGGGCAGCTAATCAACCAGTTCAAGGAGTTGAAGGGGACGGTCCCTGAGTACAACGCAATCATCGTCAACAAGGTTCTCAAGCAACGCGGCTACGATCCTCTTAATCCTGAACAGGTTAAGAAGCTTACCGACCTGACGGCTAAGGCCATTGCGGCACGGGACGCTCGGGAGATGGCGGATCAGGCTTACCAGAAAGCCCCGACCTCGGAAGCATGGGAGAAAGCGCAAGAGACGTTCAGGGCTGAGCAAATCGCCACGTCCGATATGAACTATTACATGGCCCGCAAGCATCCTAGGATGTTTGGGGACATGATCCTGGCGATTACTCAAGGCAATTCACTTACCCCAAAGAGTCAGGTTGCCAATGTCGTTGGCAATGCCATCGGTGCTGTCACCACAGACATTGCAAGGGCTGGCGCTGCCACAACGGATGCGTTGACTTCGTTCATTACCAAGAAGCCAAGGACGATCAAGTATTACCCTTACGGCGAAACGGTTGCTAGGTTCAAGGCTCTTTACAAGGCGGCTGGAATCGCCAAGGACATCATCAAGCGCGGCTCTGATACCGCCCACGTAGAGGCAGGGCAATACGGTGGCGTTCAGCTTAACAGCGTTCGCGCATGGCGGGACATCAAGAATATCTGGCTTGGGGAAAGTCCGCTTCCGACCAAGGGAGGCAAAGTCCCCAAGATGGACATGGCTAAACTGGCCCTTGAGGGAAGCCCGTTTGGAATCTCTGCGGACGTGTGGCTGCGTGGGCTTGGAGCAATGGACGCTCTGTTCCGATACCCTGAACGGGCTAGGCTCATTTACGAAAGGGCAAGGAACAAGGGTCTGTCCCATGAAGATGCCCTTAAGGCGTCTGAACGGCCTGAGATTTTCTTGACCGAATCGGACATGAAAGGGCTGGAGCAAGAGGCGTCTAGGACCGTGCTCCAGCAGGACAATCTTGCCACAAAGCTCGTCTCCCAAGCAAATAAGACGATCAAGGAAGCTGCCCCGGGACTTTACACGCTTGGCCGAATCGGGTTCTCGCTGTTCCAGAAGACGCCCATCAACGCACTTGCAGAGCTAATGTCTTGGTCCCCGCTTGGGGCGGCTAAGCTTCTTGGCCGGGACGTTTGGAAGAACCGTCGAGAGGCGAATCTTCAGGCCACAAAGATTGCGGTCGGTACCACAGCCATTGCGGCTGGGATCTGGGCTTATCGGCAGGGCGTTATCTCCGCTCCTCTGGACAACTCCGAGGAGGCGCAGAAGGTCCGAGTTGGCACCCAAGATGTTCTTCCCCCGGGCCATGTGAACCTTACCGGGCTCAAGCGGGCACTTAAAGGCGAGTCGGGCGCACCGCGCAAGGGTGACGAAATCGTTGAGTTGAAGCGGATGGGTCTTCCTGGAGGACTCCTTTACCTTTCTGCCATGGCTGCCCGTGCTGCGGACCGCAAGCGAGACGGCGAGGGCAATGCGGCTGCTGAAATCGCTTCTCAGGCTGTCCCTGCGGTAACGCAGTGGGCTATGAACCAGACGTTTTTGCAGGGGGCAAACGACTTCCTCAAGAGCATCACGCAGGACGGCGGTGAAAAATGGATCGTCTCCGCCATGTCCACAGCCGGGAACGCCATCGCTCCGAACTATTTGTCCACCGTTTCGCAGGCGATTCGGGACAGCAAGCCAGAGTTCCGAGACGATTCCGCCCTGAAGGCTATTGGCAAGCGGCTCAACGAGAAGTACGCGGCTATTGGGCTGCGCGTTCCGGGGACGCAGACGCCCTCAGAACTGGCACCTAAGATCGACCTTTGGGGGCGCCCCATGCGGCAGCACCCTCCCGGTTCTAATCCTTGGATCCACAGCTTCTTCGACATCACGGCCAACGGGGAGATCCCAGACGACCCCGCATCCGTCACGCTTTACAACCTCTGGCGCAGAACGTTGGACGATAAGGTGTACCCGTCCATTCCGAGTCGCATTGTGGCGGAACGGGGTCAAAATTCAGAGCCGCTGGACTATGAACTATGGTCGCGCCTCCAAGAGCACGTCGGTACGTTCCGTAAGCGCGGGGTGGACGCACTTGTGAACCGTCCAGAGTTCCAGATCATGGGCGACGCGGATAAGCTCAAGGTTCTGTCGGACATCTACGACAAGGGCCGCGAGCTTGGTACTCAACAGTTTAAGCGAGAGCTTGTTGACCGTGGGATCACCTTGGAGAAGCGCAAGCCTATGCGTGGCGCGGTTGCTGAATAATTCCTGTTGACGGTTTGCTCCTGTCCGTGCTTTACTGCGCTCGTCGATGACGACTGAGCGGAACAACACGGTAGAAGCAAGCCAGCCCGTAGCTGGGGCCGCTTCTCAACGCCCCGTGCCGCATGTAAGCGTTATCGCAGCCCCCCAGGCCGGCTCTGATTCTGGTTGCTTGCATCGCCGCTTGGGGGGACGTTTTGCCCGGTTGACGCGCTTCCTCTCGGCGCTCCCGGGTGCCGCAGCGCAGAGTGGAGCACAGGGAGATCCTGTGACGGGGTGGTTGGTGGATGTTCCCATCCTCATGTATCACTCGCTGCGGTTGTTTTCGGGGAGTGGAGAAATGAAGACTCGGCGGGTAGCGCCCGCTGCGATTCGACTCTAAGGGCTGTCGAAGCTGAAGACTCAGGTATCGCGTGCTGGTTCGAATCCAGCCTCCCCGACCAACCTTAAATGAAAAACGCAGCCACAACTATTACTCTAATCCTGTTCGTCTGCTTCGTAATCGGAGCAATCTGGTCAGTTTGGAAGCACGAATCGGACGATGACGACGGCCCACACCATGTCTAAACGCGCAACCGTTTCCTTCTGCAAGAAGCTGGACACTCAGCTTATGCCCGTTACAGCCTTCCTCGCCGCTGCTGCTGCCGGCTGGAAGGATAGCCACGACAAGGCACTGCCTGGGGACGTGGATGAGCGGGCAGCGCAGGCTATCAAGGATCTTCAGCACATCGCCCTATGGGCTACGCTGAATAGGCCAGCAAACATCAACCTGAAATCGGAATGAAAGACGAGAAGAAGATCGAAGACGGTGGACCGGCGTTTCCGGCTATCGGAAGCGAAACGTTTCCAAGCGACCCTCAAGGCATGTCCCTCCGTGATTGGTTCGCTGGGCAGGCGTTGGTTGGGCTTCTGTCTGACCCTGAATGCGGAGGAGGATCTGAGGCGCTTGCCAGAACATCATACAGTATTGCAGACGCTATGTTGTCAGCCCGAAACAACAAGACTCAATAACAATGAACATCAAGATTGGAGCTTTTCCGTCCGACCCGGCACGCAAGATCGGAAGTGCCAAGGAGTTCAAGGCTGCATGTAATTGTATCCTTGAACGCTCTGGACCTGTCGTAACCGGAATGTTCCGGCGTAGGATGGACAGAATCCGCGCTAAGCGGGCAAACAACAACCCTAACCCAAGTCTCTAATATGAGCTTCACCGTATCCCAAACTGAGAACGCGCCTCGCGCACCGATCCTCCCCGCCTCGTCCTATATCGCCCGGCTCTACATGCTGGTCGATCTTGGGACGCATCCGGCAGAGTACAAGAACGACAAGACCGGCAAGATGGAAACGAAGCGTCGCCGCAAGGTCCGCTTGGGATTTGAGATCCCGTCTGAGACGGCTGACTTCGGCAAGGGCCATCCTGAACCGTACACCATCGGGCGGGACTACAGCCGCAGCTTTGGGTCGGCTGATAAGCCCTCCGCTCTCCTCCAGGACATCCAAGCTTGGCGCGGCAAGCCATTCACCGTGGATGAACTGAGGGCGTTCGACCTTACCAAGCTCGTTGGTATCCCGGCCTTGATTGGTGTGACGCACCAGAAGGCCAAGGCTGGGCACGATTACGCTAAGCTCCACAGCATCGGCAAGCCGCCCAAGGAGATGCAGTGCGATCCGCCTGTGCTCGCTCCGTTGGTCTACAGCATCGAACAGGGGACGGGCGGTTGCTTCTCTAACCTGCCCAAGTTCGTACAAGAGAACATCATGCAGAGCGACGAGTGGAAGGCGGCTATTTCCGGTGCTACCGCTGCTGCTCCTGCTAGTGCCGCTGCTGCCACTACTGAGGCGGCTGCTGACGATTGTCCGTTCTAAGGATTTGCGACATTGAGCGCAACGGAGCCGCCTGTCCCGATAGCTAGCCTGGACGTTACGCCCCCGGGGGTACTGAGCAACAGGCGCCTATTAAACCTTATGAAAATCACAAAGCAATGTAATCCTAATAGAACGTGGACCGGGAAATGTGTGCATTGCGGATCTGAAGCTGAAGAAGACGAGAAAAACCTAAAAATCCACCGGGATCCGATTGCGGGGGAACCTGATTGGGCTAGGGAAACCTGTCCTGTTTGCGGAGGAGTGGAAACTATGATCTTTTACAAAAAGAGCCATGCCAGTTTTTGACCCAGATAAGCCAATGAAAAAGGTAGCAATGGACCTACCTAAGCGAAACGTGAACGCCCTATACTTCGACATCGAAACGGAAGGGCTGCCCGATGCGGTGGACGGGATGTACCCGTCTGAGTTCGCTGCGCCTGCGAACTGGAAGGACCCGGAGAAGATCGCGGCGAAGGTCAAGGAGAACATGGAGAACGCTAAGAAGCGTGCTGCCCTGTCCGCCCTGACTGGCCGTGTCCTTGCTATCGGCTACGCCATGGAGGATGAACCTGTTCAGATCCTTGAAGGAGAGGAGCGGGACATGCTTGACCAGTTGTTCGTGGTCATGAAACACACGGTGAACCACGGGGGCAGGATCTTCGGCTTCAACATCATCGGATTCGATCTGCCATTCATGGCCCAGAGGGCGGCTATTTCCCATGCTACGCTTCCGCTGGCCCTTTACTCCTTCTACCGTGGCCGGTTCAACTGGTGCGATTCGTTCCAGGACCTTCAGCTACGCTGGTTGGCGGGTCAACGCGACTTCTCCGGCCACAACCTGCGCAACCTGTCGCGCCTGCTTAAACTGCCCATCCAGAAGACGGGCGATGGTGCCGCTTTCTCCGGGTTGTACCATGACAAGCATGACGAAGCTATCGAGTACCTGAAGACGGACGTGGAAACCGTTCGGGCGTTGGCGAAGCGACTCGCTTGAGCAACAACAGGAAAAATATGGGAGCATTTACAAGACAGTTCAAAAGCGGATATTGGGAACTAATCGAAACCGCTCCTAAGGACGGAACCGTGCTGCTTGCATACAGCGACAAGTTTCCTGAGTTCTGTGACATCATAAAATGGGACCGAGGTGAGTGGACTTCTGAGTTTGGGAATGGAGACATGACCCATTGGAGGTATCTTTGGATCGCTAAAAACAAGTCTTGAACCAAGACGATTGGATCTATGTAGTCCCGTTCGCTGACTGTCCGTGGTCAGAGATAACCCGGTCCGTACACGAAGCGTTCCACAGGCTCGCAATTGAGCGAGGCTGGGACAAGGATTACACAGGGATCTTTGCTAAGAACCTACAGCGCAGGAGGATGGCGCTTTCGAGACGGGGCGGGAAGGTTGAACAAGTGCAAAAGAATAGCAGGCGTGAAGGAACTAGGGAGAAGGAGCTAACGCTTGCTAGGATGACGGCTGCTAAGGTGCTACAACGGCTTGGGACGGCTACAGTGCTGGAGCTTTACGAGAAGGAGCGGGCGTTTTCGGTTGTGTCATGGAGGCAGTGGTGTGTGGTAGCTGTTCGGAATGGGATGGCTGTTTACCATCCAGGCCGGACAGCTAAGGAAGATCGGTACGAATGGAAAGGAACAAATGAAACGAATCCTAACAGTAGTCCTATCGGATAACGCCGATGTTGATACGCTCGCAAAAGCCATGCTGCTGCTGGCCGGTGTGGAGACGGTGGCGATGGATGAAGCGGAGGTCGGGCTGTTCTCTGAGCCGGTCAAGACCAAGCCTAGCCGTGTTCGCAACGCCTTGTTCGATGCTCTGGCCGTATTGGACTGCCCAGACCTTGCAGAACTGACCCCTTCCGCTGGCTCCCGTGTGGCAAAGGCCCTGCAAGGGATCCGCTCTGTTTGCCCGTCCGTCACGGCTGAACAGATCAAGGAACGGGCAGACAACTATCGACTGATGATGCCCGGGGCGACGCTGACCAGCACGGCCCTAGCCGCCCACTGGGGGCGGTGTGCGACGCCTCCTATCATCGTCCACGCTGTTCCACCGCCCACCCCACACTGGAAGCTGTGCAAGGACATCAGGGCCAAGCTAGAGACGCACCCAGCTAATCCCAGGTGGGTCGGGTACGTGAGGGGGACGGCTACGCCTGAACAGGAACAGGATTACCGGCAGCTTCAGGATAAGCTTGTTGAACTGGAGAACAGGCCATGAATGTTGAAGAACGTGGCGTTGAGTTCGTCAACTTGAGGAACGCTGACAAGGATTGTAAATCGTGCGCCCATTTCGTGATCGAGAGCGAGCTTTATGGGATGTGGTGGTGCGATAAAAACCGATTTTGGGTGAACCATGACGGGCATTGCGGGTGCTGGACGGAAAGGAAAAGCCATGACAGACCTTGAACTGTTTACGAAGATCACCGGGTTTGAGCCTAGAAACGAAGAAGAAAGGACCCTTGCTCGCATCGACATGGCAGGGTGGTCTAGGGACGTTAAGTGCGGTATGAAACCTGCTGATATGTGCGATGCGTTCAGACCGTACGCAAGCAGCCCAGAAGAGGCCCTTGACATGGCCAAACAGGTTTGGGAGGCTCTTGGGAGAAAAGATGTAGTTGAATGCTCGACGTGCCTTGGTAAAAGATTCGAACAGCACGGAAACGATTTTGTTTGTTTGTTCTGTGGTGCGATTATTGACGGACCATTTCCGGTATGAAACGAATTGCAACCATCCTAGAAGGAGAAAAAGTGGTTGGGTTTGTCCACGGACCAGACGCTTACGACCAGCAAATTAAGGTCAATGGCCGTGTTTGGCGGTTTGACCATGATGAGAACTGTGGTCCGTTGTGGTTTAGGAAGGACGGAAAGGAGCGAAAATGTCAGTGCCCGGGGAAAGCTGTTTGGAAGGAGTGGGAGAAGTGGCGCAAGAAATGGAAGAAGACACAATGAGCACGAAAGCTGAAAAGGTTAGCGAGACGTGCGAAGCGGAGACGCACTCCGACTGCCAGTGCTGCCAAAGATGCCACGGGGAAGGCCAATGCGTTCTGCTGTCTGGGATTGAGTGGGACTACACAGGACCGGACTACGGGACATGCCCGTCGTGCGGCGGAACAGGTCACCGATGAAGTCGCCGAACGCCCAGCGTGAGCGACCGACCGGATTAGGAAAGCCATGACATTCACCAGCCGACGACTCCTTGCGGCTACCCTTGCGCTGTCCGCTCTTGAAATCTCGGCGTTCCGTGGACCTGTGAGGGTGCCGGTAGTTGATGCGGAATGCCCGCCCAAAGACCCACCGGTACCTTCCAGGCACGACATGGACCGGATCAGGCGGGCCGAGGAACGGCGGGTCAGGCGCGCAGCACGCAGGCAGCCGAACGATACGCTCTGCCGCCCCGCCGACAGCGAGGCTGGAGCGCAGAAAGGACAATCGAAATGAACGCGACTATTGAACGTAAAGCGGGGGCGGGGTTGGCAGCAGCACATGGTTCTGACCTCTACTCGTGGGAAGTGTCCGTAAAAGGAACTGACTGGACGCGCACGGTCAACGCCAGAACATCCGGCCAAGCAAAGTCGGACTATCACCGCGACATCAGCGACCCGTGGCCTGACATCCCATACACCGCCATCCGCTGCCGCAAAATTGGCGCTCCGCACACCTCGAAGCAATTCGTTCGCAACGCCGAATATCGCGGACTGCCGAATGTGAAGTGCGGGCAGCGTGTGAAAGTCGGTGACGAGTTCGGTGTCATCGTGGGCCACAACTCATCCGCAAACTTCGATGTGCTGTTCGATGCCGACTCGAAGTATCGCGGCCAAACACTCAACTGCCATCCCGACTCGTGCGAGATGGTCAATGGTCAGAACGCTGTGTAGGCGGCCTACACGCAGCCTATCATGGAACGCCTCCCACCCCACAACCTAGACGCTGAACAAGGCGTGATAGGCGCCTGCTTGGCCGATGCTGCCCGTTGCGTCACGGAGGCAATCGAACTGGGCGTAGCCCCAGAGTCCTTCTATGACCTGCGCTGCCGCGAAATCTGGGGCGTTATCGCCTCTATGGTGGACGCACGGGAGCCGGCTGACCTTATCACCGTCCAGTCCAAGCTGAGATCGGACGGGAAGCTGGATGCTGTCGGGGGCCTAGCCTTCATCCTCGCCTGTCAGGACGCCTGCCCAAGCCCGTCCAGCCTCCCCTATTTTGCAGCCCAGATCCAGGAGAAGGCTGTTCTGCGCCGCACAATCGAGGTAGCTGGGCGCCTCATTATTGACGCCTACTCCTGTACCGGATCGCCCGATGCGTTGCTAGACAAGGCTGAAACGGATGTCCTCAGTATCCGCATGGCTGGATCCGGTTCTAACACGCCTGATATGCCTGCGCTTGTTCAGGACGTTATCGAGACGTTAGAGAAACGTGCTGCCGGGGAGGTAACGGGCATCCCGACTGGCTTTGCCGACATTGACAGGCTGATTGGGGGCGGTTTGCAACCGTCTGAAATGGTCGTCATAGCTGCCCGGCCCTCAGCCGGGAAGACTAGCTGGGCTATGAACGTGGTGGAGAATATCGGCCTGCGTTGGCTGTCCGAATGGGACGGGAATGGGTCTTACGAAGGGGACAGAATCGGGGTGTTCAGCCTTGAAATGACGGCAACCGCTCTGGTGGAGCGGCTTATCGCTAGCCTAGCCCAGAAGTCTACCCGCAGCCTAGCCTACCTGACCCCATCCGAGTATGCCCGGCTGACCACTGCTGCCGGGTCCGCCTCGCGCCTCCCGGTCAGGATCGACGACACGCCTAGCCTCACCATCGACACGCTGAGGGCCAGGGCTCGCCGGATGTACCAGCAGCACAAGGTCCGCCTGTTCGTGATCGACTACGCCCAGCTACTGGAAGGGGGAGGCGAGGGCGAGGAGACAACCCGGTTAGGGAGAATCAGCAAGGGCCTGAAGGCCCTAGCAAAAGAGCTTCGCGTTCCCGTCATCGTCATCGCCCAGTTGAACAGGGACTTAGAACGGGAGAACAAGCGCAAGCCGCGCATGGCGGACCTTAGAGGGTCGGGACAGTTTGAACAGGATGGGGATTTGATTGCCATGCTGTACCTGCGCGACCCGGACAAGGCGGAGACGCAAGCGGCTGAGGAGCCCAGGGAAGTCCTGTTCCGTATCGTCAAGCAACGCAACGGGGTGCGCGATTGGGACGTGCCGCTCCGGTTCTTCCCGGCCTGGACCCGGTTCGAATGCCCTAGCCGCGTCGAGTGACGGGCAGAAACGGAAAAGCCCCGGGGGTTAACCGGGGCTTGTGCTTTTTGGTTCGCTTAGTTCGTCACAATTCGTACTCCTCCGCCTCGGACCGGGTGATAAAGAAGTGAATACCGGGGGCGCATTCCTTCCAACGGTCAGGGTCGAAAGAATCAGCCTTAACCGTAAGCCCCGGAGCGTAACGGGTAGTTCCGTCATGCCCGCTCACCCCTTCCCCTTCCAGAACAACCGCCCACCCGGCCCGGCACTTTCTTCCCGTAGCGTTACTTCTCGGAGCGTCTTCCGGGATTAGCAGCTTGACGACAGCCGTTCCCGTAGCGGTTCGAACCTTTTTCCAGCCCACAAAAGAGCCAACTTCTGGGACGATACTGAGACGGTCCGAGGTTGCTTTATCAAGATCCGCCCGGGACAGATTCGCCCCGGACAGATTCGCCCCGGACAGATCCGCATCGGACAGCTTCGCCCCGGACAGATACGCCCCGGACAGATTCGCCCCGGACAGATTCGCCCTGGGCAGATCCGCCCCGGACAGATTCGCCCCGGACAGCTTCCCCACGGACAGATCCACCACGGACACAATCGCCTCGGACAGATCCTCACCGGAGAAATTCGCACCGGACAAAGCCGACTCAG